TCAGTGGAGCGGTAAGCGAGACTCGAACTCGTGACCCTTAGCTTGGGAAGCTGTATTTTTAATCAATTAACACGCTTATATATAGGTGTTTATGATCGAATGCTTAGTTATTTGCAATTTATTTGCAATACACTCCTCTAATTATTTGCTTATTTGGCTACTTCTTCCAATTTCTCTCTAAATTTCCGGAACATCTCAATGGTAGGGTAAAACGTCGGATTCTCCCAGTTCTTAGAGATCATTTGGATCATTGCCTCTATATGACTTTTGCAGTCTATTACTTTGATGCATTTGTCCAGGACCAACTCTCCTTCCGGGTAGGTCTTGTTATTTAATGTATTCTGCGCCCATGAGAGCAGCTCTCTGATCGATTCTTGATCGTATTTGTTTTCTTCCGCCATATTATTTAGTTATTACTAGCTTTATATCCAAAAAGTCCAGAATCTTTTCAATCTTCTCTTGTCCTAAGTTCGTTTTTCCATTAAGAAACAAAGACATGGTACTCTTTGTTACTTCTACATGCTCCGCAAGATCCTTTGATTTGACATTGCGGAGTTTCATTGCTTCTTTGACTGTTTCCCGTATCATTCCATTTTCCAGTTAATTTGGTCCTCAATAGCCTGCTCTAAAGTAAAGTCACATTTAGGATATTCAGCCTCTCCCAAACCTGTACGGAGGTCAACAAACCAGCTTTCTTCATTCTCACTGATTATCGCGTTCTCAAAGCCTTCTACTGTTTTTTCTATGATTGTTTTCATGATTGTTTATTTATTTAAATTATATTCATCTACCATATTCCAGTCAAATGACGGATATACCGCCTTATTTTCTCTGATTGTTACGTGTGCCGGGCAACCTTGTGCGAGCTGAGCTATCAGATGCTTGAGATTACCAAAATCGTTATCAGTTACTGTGATTACACTACCTACACCCTCCAAAGGTACGTCAAAATTAATTTGTGCTAAAAATTTGTGCTTAGGACTTCTTAGACTGTTATTGTTCATGACTTTATAGTTTATTGATTAATAATTATTTAGCATTAAGAATTTGATTTGCTTTTTCTTTTCCAAAGTAATTTACAGCTTTTGCATAGTTACTTACATAACCTTTAGAGATTTGAGGATAATTACGCATTACTCTGCTCAGCACTGACTGTATTTCTTTTTCTCCGATGTTTTTTCTTCTAGCCCAAGACAGGGTAGCTTCGTTTAAAACTCTTATCATAAACCATCTTAAGGTATAAAAGTTATCAACTTTCACATTCTCGTTGAAAAAAGAGATAACCATTTCTCTATTGCTACCTAATACCGTATTTACTTCCTCTGCTGTCATGGCTTTTATTTTTTAGTTGTTAATACTTTGTTTCTTATTTTGATGTTACAAAGATACGAATAGTTTTTTGTAATACCAAACTTTTAAGGCTGAAAAGTTTCGATTATATCAAACTTTAACATTTGGATATAAAAAATCCCCGGTTACATAACCAGGGACAAACACAGAGATACAACCCTTGCAATAATCACAAAGGGAATCAGCCAATACAACCACCTTTCTAGGCGTTCCATAGCATCACCAGCAGGAGCCGGCAGAAATCCGAGTGATACCGGTCGTCGGCCTGCTCAAGCAATATGTCCAGCTTATCGTTTCTCATTTTCGAGTACTGTTTTTATTCGTTCTTCAGTAAATCCAAATCGGGAGGCAAACTTTTTGAAAGCCTGCATCTTGTTGTTAGGGATAAGAGAATACAGACTATTAATAGGAGTATCACTCTTTAACGCTTTATTAATTTGTTGTTTTTTCATCATCTTATCATAAACATTAATATCATAACAGGAAACCAAGGAAAATCATTATGCGTCCCCACCCGTTCTTGTAGAAACTTCATCCGCTTTTGCTTGCAGTTCTTTGTTTTTATCATAGTCCTCAATAAATCGTTTGTTCAACATTTCCATGCTATTTTTCAACATTTCGCTTGGATCATAAGCTTCAGGCAGATCAGCTTCCCCCATCACGTATTTCTCAATTTCCTTAGATAAGGATATAACATTTTCAGGAGTAATACCATCTACCATAACTGCCAACTTAGCAGATTCCAGTCTTAAATCTAATTTTGAATTCATAATTATTTATTTATCAAATGTTCAACTTTACTTTTACAGCAATTACACTCACACAGTAATGACTTCACGTATTCCCATGTCTTTTCAATGATATCATCACCAATATACTGAATTTCTTCTCCATATGGATCAATGCCGAACGCCTGGCAAATATGAGTAGCCATGTGCCCGCATTCATGACGCCAGGACTTGGCAAATTCCTTTGGGGACGAAGTAAGGGCAATGACCATTACTGTTTCCCGGGTGCCGAAGTTGGAATAAGTAACTCCGGTATTCAAATTGCCGGAGCTAATATTCTCATACGCAGTACGAAGCATATCACCGTCGCAGCCGATGGAATGCATATTATCCAGTATTTCCTCTGTATAATATGTATCTACTGCATAATATACCATGCAGCTCCATTCATACTTGGGTAATGCGAACCGTTGTCGTATCATTTATCAAAGCATTTCGTCCCACTCAATAGGTTCTCCGGAAGCAATCATTGTCGCATACCATCTTCTCATCGTTGCCCCGTCAGGAGCATCAGGGTCATCAATTGTATCCTTTATATAAAGAGCCAAATGCGCTTCGTCGGGAATAGATGACTTCAGATAATCTGCCTTACCCATGTTGGCTACATAAACATAATCATATAGCGCATTATTTTCAAGCTTTATGCCATAGCGAGTAAGCAACTCATCTACTTTCTCTTTCGATATCGGTTCAATCCGCTCTTTTTTACCGGTAGAAGGATTAAGCTTTTTCATGAGCGACACTGCAAACTCGCACATTTTCTTATTGAAATGCCAACCGAAGTTAGACAAGTAAGCTTCCATTTCTTCCGGTCTTCTATCTCTTATATCCAAAGGTTCTCTCCTCATGATTAAATAAAGTTATAGGGAGTAGAAATGATCCACCCCCTAATTAAACATTAACGATAACGGGAATAGCGTCCTGTACCACGTACACCGCGTCTTTCGCCATAGCCGCCACGACCGGAACCGCCACCATAATCACCACGTTCACCCATCTCGTCATAGCGGTCGTCGTCATCGTCATAATAACGTTCACGTCTTCCCATGCTTTCACCACCGGATAATTCTTCGATGCATTGCATCAGCTTACCACCGTATTTAAGCATCTTTTCAGCGTAGTCGGACATTTTCTCGACCTTGCTCTCGGAAATCTCAATCATCATCATACTATTGTTTTTTAGAATTGTTACTACCAGATGTCTTTTCAGAAGACTTGAAGAAATCAGCCATCATAGCCTTCAATTCGCTAAGTTCTTGCCGAAGCGCTTTATTTTCCGCTTCCTGACGCTGGCGTTCTGCAAATTCAGGATTAAGGACCTGAAGCATCTTGTCGCATGACTCTATGACGGAACGATGATGATCAACACTGCCCAATATCTCCGAAGAGCGGTTGCGCATGGCGGCAACTTCCGCATTCATCGATTCCCTTGAGCCGGATATTACCATATTCCCACCTCCGGGAAAGTTTGCATCAGCAATGTCAGACATTGCCGGTATCTTTTGGAAAGTCACCGTCTGCTCCCCGACCTTGATTGTTATATCAACCACCATTCTCGGGGGCTGCCCATAGGGAAGAGGTTGTTGCATAAACTCCGGCACAGGATTGGAAACCCCGGCTACAGATCCTACTTCTATATATGGAGTACCGTCCCTATGAAGGACAAAGAACTCGCTGTTTGTTCTTAAATTCTGAAAAGGCATAATTAATTAACTCTTTAAGGAGCGGGATTGCTCCCGCCCATTGTTGTTTTTAAACTATTCCGGTCATAATCTGCAACGTGTTGGTAGCACGGTCAAACCAGAACTCATACACACCAGTACCGGGAATGTCTGCCGCAGTCAGAGCTTCTCCATTATATTTAGTGACCGCCTGGGTAGCTCCATTGGTCTCAAACAGGACAGGAAGCGTGCCGGTTGTTCCGGTAGGTACCGCTTGGGCAATGTCGATGTATATTGTCCCTCTATACCATGCGTTAACAAAGGCGTGGTTGGGAAAGGAAAACACCACATTAGCAGTATTGACCGTTACTCCCGAGGTTGATATAGCCGCAGAACCCCTACGGTTTACAAATTGGAAAGGATATACTGCCATAATAGCCTCCTTCCTCTATTAACCCCAAAAGCCATTACCGGCAGCGTAAGGATTGAAACCACCATACAAGCCGTATTGGTATGCTACACAGTTGGGAACTGCCGCAATAGGACTGTAAGGAACAGTAACAGTCTCTGGTTGTTTACACTCGATTTTTGCCAGGCGCGAACTGAGATCACCTAAAGCAGCACCCAGAGGAGCTGTTGCCTGACCAATCATTTGCCCGAATGTCGATGTTTGATGTTCCTGTGATAACTGAGTTTGCAAAGCTGATTTAGCCTCACGAAGCGCATCGATCTTGTCCAGTAAGGCCTGATTCTGCATTGCATCCAGTTTCCCCAAAATAGCATTTGTATTTGCGGTTGCTCCGTCACGTAATGACAGGGTGTTCTGGTTGGCCGTGTTCACCAAGGTATTAGTCTGGTTGCAGATAGCCAACTGACTTTCATAGCCTTGCGTAGTAATAGCATTCTGCGTCTTGCAGCAACAGTCTGCGATTGCTTGTGCTATTTGACAGTTACCAGCTTGCACGGAGTTGATAATCTGCTGTGAAGACATCCCGATTTGGTTGCCTACTCCCTGAATCTGCGTCATGACGCTGTTGATAGACTGTTGAATTTGCCCTACAGAGCAATTCAAATTGGTAGCCAGCGTATTGATAGCCTGACCATTTCCCTGAATAGCACTCATAAGCAACTCCCTTCCTGCATCGTTGTTGATAAGATTAGGGATTCCGCCTGCGTTGTTGCCGCCGCCATTGTTTCCCCATCCATTTCCATTGTTTCCCCATCCCATAAGGAAAAACAAAAAAATCACCCATATAAACCATGATCCTTCCCCACCGAAGCCGCTATTGTTGTTCTTGCCATTCATAGCTACCAACAAGTTCGGATCAATTCCTTTCTGCTGCAATAGAGGAGCCAGCATGGCCATCATTCCACTACCGCCACCGTTCCCGCCTGACTCCGGGAAAACGTAAGTCTTTGTTTCACTCATATTGATATACAATTATAACACGGTCAATATTAACCGCATCACAAAAGTATATAATAGAAATACGGTAAATCAGAGCTCATTTTCAAGCGATTTGCGAATATTTTGCAGATATATTGCAATCATTTTGTTTGCCAGTTTACGGCTTTCAAAAGTAGATATAAGATAACGGATACTAGCGGATGTCTTGTGAAGCAAAGTCGCTATTTGTTCAGGATATAGCCCGTATTCAGTAAGGAAGAATACTACAATAGAACGGGCGTCAACAACTTCAGTAACTTTACTTGATGAAAGGATCAATTCAGTAGAAACTTCAGTTTCTTTTCCAACAATATTTAGAATCTCGGCAAAAATCTCTGACTTACACATAGTAATTTAATTTTTTGTTGTACTTTTGCCTTTGCCAATCGTACTCAGTACCAAATAAACAAAAGCATATATAGGAATGTTAAGGATATTATACCCCCGACACTACCTATGTATGCTTTTGGTATGCTAAAAAGTTCGATTGGCGTCAACTTTCAGTGTTGGGGGTTCTTTTTTACTCTATCCCCCAAAAGAGTTACATTTGTTATGATAACCGGCCTTCTACTTTACCGGAAACTTAGTGCTTAATAATCATTTCGAGATGTTCCTCGATTTGATAAATAATCAATGTTTCATTTTAACCTCCTTTCTTGACTTTTCGGTTATAGACTATATTTCCTATTATTATGAACAAAAGTGCCAATGCTGTTCCGAATGCCCAGCCGCCTAGTTCCAGCTTTATCTTCTGCCATCTAGACAGCTCCTTCTCTACCGGGTAAGGGACCTGGATTGAATCAGTCTTGATGACCGTATCCGTGTTGTTGATTGTCAGATACCGGTATAGGTATTTGTACCTCTCTTTGTAGACGGTATCCCCTTTTATAAGAAGGAACACACTGTCACGTTGGTATATACTGTCGAACCGGATGCTGTCACGGGTCTTATATTCTATTCTCACAGTCTCTACCGGAACATACTTGATGCTCCGGCAGCTTGTGAAACATGTTGCCAGCGTCAGCAAAATGGTATAAAAGAAAGCTCTCATAGCGTATCCTTACTCGTCCAATCCGGACCCGACAACAACACACTCAACTCTTCGCCTTCGTAGGTAGGATAAGGATAAATCGGATTTTCCGTTTTTTCTTCTTCATCCAATAATGGCAAGGTCGTAATAGACGGGAAAAGAGCTTCGTAATGAACTATCTTCATGATTACCTGAATACCGTCAACGCTCTTTCGTGGGGTCAGGTGCAGTTCGTCGAGCATCTCTTGCGGTATCTCGTCCAGTTTCTCTGATGGGAATACAATGTATTTCATACGCTTTACTGTTTAATTCGTTATGTTACTCACTAATATCAGTTACATTATACATATCTAAAGTGGCTAAAAAAGCACATTCTTGGCAAAGTTGTCTATTTTCTTCCGTGACATCTACTGCCCCATATTTATTATCACCTGCGGTTCTTTCCTCCTCTGTCACTACATGTATTGATGTATTTCCCATAATAGATTTATTTACAAAGGGAGAAAACAATACTTGAAACCAAGTGCAAGCAGATAAATACCTGCCTACCCCATATGACAAATGCGAACCGTCCCTTGTTATATCATGCTCCGTCTGCAATGATGTATTCCGTGCATTTTGAATTGTTGTCCCAGTCGGAATAATTAAGTCTATCCCTACCTCTTGAACAAGACGTTTGACGCTACTAACTATCTCATTGTATCTAGCAATACCAACAGGAGCACCACCATAACCAGTCCAATAGGCATGTATCAACTGGAAACCTATACACACATTCTGATTAGTGCAGTTACGTCTTAATATTTCCATATACTCTTTTAACGATGGTTCCCATTTGTCATATTGGTTAGCCAAAGTAGAGACCTGCTGTATTGTGATTATATCCCAGTCTTGTGCAAGTAATTCTTTTAATGTGCCGGATGTTTTACCAATATCATAAGTCCCCACTCTTCTGGATATTGTGACCGTCTCGTTGGATTTATATTTATCAACCCAAGTCTCAAAAGAAGCCCTGCTCATAACGGCTATATAGAGGCATAATTTTGAAAGATCCGCTCCTGACTTCTCCACAATATCTCCTAAATATGCAGTAGGATCGTCTGTATAAGAATTTCCTATTGACAATATCTTCAGATTTTGGACATTCTTAGGATACGGATTATTTCTGTATCTAGGAGATATTACTCTTCTATCAAGCTCTTCAGTTTTCTCTTTTATTAATTCTGATTGTTCTACCAGCTTATCTATTTTTATATCTAATCCGGTAGTTATTTTCACTTTAAATTTAGGTTCACTAACGACTATATTGTTTATATATAAATATCCATTTTCATTGATAGTGATAACTTTAGGTTCATTCAACGTATTAACGTTAGCATCAGCCACTTCTATAATCTTTAGAGACTCGTCCGTAATGGCATAAGCTCTACCATTATTTCCACCTTGAGTAGCAATAGTGCATATGTTGCCCGCAAAGACCGGCAGCTTCATACATTCCCATTGAGAGCCACTATCCGAAAATAACACTGGTTCCAACGGTGCTATTCCTCCTACACCTTGTGTTAAAGCATAATAATACCCTTTTTGTGTGTCATCATGAGAGTATTCTTTTATTTCTTTAACGGAAGATATCGGAATATCTGTCATCTTAGTCTCTATTTCCTCAAAATTCCCATCTATCCCTTGCGCAATGACTCCCCATTTTTGCTCGGAGTCTTTTGCTATGTCAAATATCTTTTCCATATTATTCGTTTTTAATTAATGTTTCATTTGAAATTAAAGTATCGTTACCTAACATTGTCAAGTAGCTGGAGATAACTATGCTGATCTTCTGAGGAGATTTGGCGACCTTTCCGGTTACTTCATAGACACCGTTATCCCCAGATATGGATATGTCGCTGATGGCGTTAGATGATACGCCTATCAGTTTATCAGACGCATTTGACAAGGTTATGGCGATAGTTACCGTGCTACCTTCTGTTACATACTCTCCCGGATTAACTGAGTAGGAGATTGAAGAGTAAGGGATGTTACTCTTTATAATCGGTCTGAACTCAACCATGTCCGGATAAAGAGTGCCTGCCTTATACTTCCTCAGTTGTCTCTCCAACAGGAACTCGGAGAGGCTGTAAGGGAAGAGCATGAGAGACCAAAGAGCTAATTTGGAGAATCTAGGATCGCCATCTCTAATTGTTCCTAACCACATAGTGTCGCCATCAACACCAGTACCAGCATTAATACCTTTTCCGTTATAGATGTACTTTGATTGGTAAGATATTCCCTGATCTTTATTAATACTTAATCCATTATAGTATCCAAAAGATGATCCACCAGCCGCTGATTCAAAAATAAAAGATCCCTGATTAACAGAGTAACCCTTTGATGCAACATCACCTTCATTACTTATCAATATTTCCCTATCCGCCACTACCGTATAGTCCTTCACAACAGGGAGACCGGTTACCTTGCCGAAGTCGTCGATGCCGTCGAGATATAACGCACCATCAATTATTCCACTTTCCCCTTCCCAGCCGATATTGTTTAGCTGAATGTTGTGACCACCTACAAAGTCAATCAACTGATCGTTGAACTCTGCATGGTTATCGTTAGTGATACCTTGCTTCTTGATGTTGTAGTATAACTGAGGCTTGATGATCTGTCCTGGACGGTCCAAGTTGAAATAGGAGATGATCTGATTGATTTCGTCGGTGGTCAGGACTTTGTTGGCGATGAAGCCTCCTGCGTAGGCAATGCTAGATAACTCTTTTAACTCTCCGTAATAGTTCTTATAACCACAGACCGAAAATACTCCGTTAAGAGCAATACCCTCGTTATTTCTAACGGCAATATAATCGCCCTTATCTCCCAGTATGTTGTTTATGACCGAGTGAGCCGTACCGTTAAAAGTATAACCATATATACCTGTTTTCCCAACATCTTTGACGTTATTTCTAAGATAACCTCTAGTAGTAGGGGAATCATAATAACTAATTTGATTGTTTAGCCCTTTACCACTTACACTTCCGGGAATCTGTGATATCTGATGGATAATACTCACCACGGTAATCTCATTACTGCCCTCCAACATCTCAGATACAGGCTTGACAGACTCGATCATGTCGTCTACTCCGTCTGTACATAGCCAGCCTTCGAAGTCGGTTCCCGGTAATCCATATCCACTGCCCTCCGCAAATCCGAAGTTCAGCAGGCGCATGTCGTTCCCGTTTGGTGTCAAGTCCTTCAAAACAGCCCGGTCAGGGTCGTCGTTAGTCTTGCCCCAGGTGGATATAGCCATCTTGACATGGCTGAGTAGTTCGGGGTCGATGTAGGGACGACCGGAGCCGGAAGAAGCTACCGGAACTCCCAAGCGTATCGCATTCATGCGAATAGGATCAAGCCCTATCGCATCAAGCTTAATTGGATTTAATCCTATTGCGTTCATTACTCTTCTGATTCAAAAATAGAAGCCTTTACCGGTTCCGTTTCACATTCGATTTTAAGATACTGTCCGGGGATACAACCGACAACCGGACAAGCAAACACTTTTGTATAGCCTCTACTCGGCAGTGGAGAGTAATTCTGCCCGTCATAGCTTATATACACCCAAAGTTTACCGCCTTTTTCAAATGTAATCTGCAATCCTACTTCCGCAGAATTTACCTGAACGGCATCGCTTACATAATTCTTCTCACCCTTCGTAAAGGTTATAGTTGTTTCTTTCATGATTATTCCTCCTATTTTTTTGCTGTTATCACTGTATTTCGTAAGAAATTCGGATACTCTGCCCGCACATCAAAACAAGGACACGCCTTGATAAATTCTGCCGGTTCCACCTCACCAGATCCATCCAGATCAGGTGAAGCATCTCGATGACCGAGCAGCTCGATGATAGGATACTCTTTACAGAGCTTCGCTATCAATTCGCGCAATGCTGTTTTTTGCTCGACAGTACGGGTATCGGCCGGTCTTCCACTCGCGTCCATACCACCGATGTAGCAGATACCGATACTATGTTTATTATAACTAATACCGGAAAACCCTTTCGTGTTACAATGTGCTCCGTCAATGGATAATGACCGACCGTTTTCTACGGTACCATCTAAATCAATTACAAAGTTATAGCCAATTTGATTAAAGCCACGCGCCCGGTGCATCCGGTCAATATCCTTAGCTCGCAAGTCTTGCCCGGCACGTGTTGCCGAGCAGTGAATGATGATTGAGTCTATATCTTCTCTTTTCATATACTTTCCTCCTATATAATTAAAATCAATACCAATATCTGAATAACCTGACCGATAAGACCTCCAATCAATGTCGCAGCAATATCCAGCCAGTCCCATTTGCCGCCCCATTGTTTATCCTTGAATTCCATTCCTGCCGCCAATCCTGCGACAAACAAGATGGTAAGTAGTACACCTGCCGGGATAGCGTAAAGCAGGTGCTTAGGACGGTTACTTTCTTTGATCCAACTCATGATTTTCTTCTTGAATTATGTCTCTCACATCTTCTTTGTCAACCTTGAACACCTTCTTTCCAAAGACTCCCAAAGCTCCAATTACATTTATATTGATCCCCTTTGGTTTCAATATATTGCCGACAATCGAACACCCTTCGATGAAGCATACCAATAAGCAGGAATACACATCAATAGGATATCCGCTATGACTTGCCACAGTGATCATGCAGACCATGCAGACAAAAGCAAAATAAGTAACCATCTTTCCCATAGTAGCGCGAATTGCACGAGAGAATCTGACTTTTTCACCCATTAGCATACTTTTTCTGACACCGAAGAGAAGATCACAAAGGATTACCGCGCATGATACAATCAGCCACGGAATCATATTCTGCAATGACTCGGAAACAAATGCGGTAGCGATTGCCGCAAATCCGCCTGTAGTTGTATGTACTATAGCTTCCTTCATAGCAAACAGGTCAAGTAAACGGTTAGCAATGAAATTAACTCAATCCAGAACATCGACTTGCATGCCGTCAGGTCCCATATAAGGTTTCCTGACCAGTTCTTGACTACAAACGTTATCGCGTAGATCAGAAATGCAGCCCATAGCAGCAGCCAATACCACGAATTGCATCCTACCCATATTTGGGAGAATACAAGCGACATCACCGCGCCGGCTATATGAGCTTTCTTATGTGCTCCTTTAAAATTCGGGGATACTCCCAATACAATCATTCCGACTACAGAAAGAAAGATCAGGAACTGACTGTTTTCTGTACTTGCATCCAATGCGGCCGGAAGCAACAACAAAGACGGGAGAATCATGCATATACCGAACCAATACCTGTTACTCAGAATGTAATAGGTATCGGAAATAGAATAAGGGATACCCTTTGTCTTGTAAATCATCACACCAACATAAGATGCGAAAACCAATAATGATAGTAGTGTCAAAATCATAGTTTTATCTGTTTATAATGAAAACTCTAGTTTATTCGGATAACCGGTCTTGTAGTTGTAAGACTCGACTTCCTCTCCCGTCTGCAATTCCCGAACTGCAGCAATATGCTGCTGCGTCACATTATAGCAATCAAGAGCGTATAACTCTAATGAGTTCAGCATAAGGAGAGCACTTGAAACAGGTATCGTATACTTTACCGCACCAAACCATAAAACGGTATCCAGTCTTCCGGCCTGCTTCTCAATATTGATTGAATTAACAAGACCTACGCGGTCCTCTTTGGTAAGCCACATTCTCTTTCCGGAGAGAGTGAATGAATTCACAGCGTCTGACTTGTCATAAGCATTAATATCCGCTATCTTCATCTCTTTTAGTTCATCAAGGGTATACTCATGATCAACCAATACGGGATAGCCGCTTTCGTTCTCCCTTATTTCCTTTCCGGATGACTGACCGTCCAGCAACTCCTGCCAGTATTCTTCCGTTATCTCTACTGAGCCTTTTTGCAGCTCATCGTAGAATCCTTTTTTCCAATATTTTGCCATAATATTATTTATTTCCAACGCCCAACGGCTATCCAATAAAAATCATTGACTCCTGCACCGGTACCGTTTGAATCTCCCACTGCATATCTACTCCTTATTGTGAAATAACTAGTCTGTTTATTTATAATAAGACCTGTGACAATATTCATACCGTTGCCCGGTTCATAATAAGTAATAACGGGAACATATGCAGCATTATAAAACGAAATTGATGTATAAGTAATATTAGTACCACTAGAACTTGCTGCCTTATAACCCCATTGTATTAATAAACCATTGTTAAACTTAGCATATCCGTTCTGGCCCAATGATACAGTCATAGCGTTAGACAAGTCTGCCTTTGCCAAGTTGGGAATCATGTTCAGCAATTCTACAACTCTATCCCCTGTAAATCCGCTATTATAATCACTCATGCAAACTCTTTTTTAATCACATTAAACGTACTTCCATCCGACAGTAAGAAACGACCTTCAGCAACAGCAAACGCCTGCCTCTTTCCTATTTGCGAGATGGTAGTGGAGACAGATGCCTGTGCTCCACTATTAGTTGTCCTAAACACAACAGTCTGCTCCCTGTCGAGTCCTTCATTGGCAACATCGCTTGATGCGCTTGCGGTCCCATTGGAACCGGGAGTGATAACGATGTTGCCTTCTCCTTCTTTCCAAGGAATCTGTATGCTCATTACGCAGCAGTCCAAGAAGTGTTAGACGTAACATTAACGGATACAGCAGATCCACTCTGAGGAATAGTAATCTCAGCCGGAGAAACAGACAATGTAGCATCACCGGCAGCCTGTTTGATAGCAATCTGAGCAGCTTGTCCGCCATTGGCCGTCACCTTTAAGGTTCTAACGACCTCTTCGATAGTATCATTTTTAGGAAATTCCAATTCAATAGAAAAGGGAAACTCTGCGGTAGCTCCCGGATCACCAGAAATAGTAGCCGCATTGTTAGTCTGCGTTCCATTGGCATTATACTTTGCAGGCAAGGTAACATCAACTACACTCCCCGCCCATGCAAACGTCAATTTCGAAGAGTTTGTTTTACCCTCTACGGTCACAGTACCCGCTGTCTTGGGAGCAGACATTTCCGAACCGTTATCAAAAGAAGCAAACTCAGATTTCGGAGATTGAGTCACCTTATAAGTTGAAGAAGTGGAAACACCAACACCGGTAACCGTTACTGTACCAGTACGAGCTGTACGCCCAGTATGAGCGTCCGCGCTATTCGCAATAGTTCCGTTACCTGATCCGGTAGACGGATTTAATTTTAACCAACTAGGTTTTGCCATAATACAACATTTAAATAAAACAATTCAATTAACTATATCATTCTTCCTGCACAGCCTGCCATACCACATTGGACAACACATCGACATTATCCTCAAAGTTATTCGAAGGCATCAGCCATATATATTCAGGGTCTACCTTTAAATAAGCCTGCTTACCAACATCACAGACAACTCCTATTGACACCTTCATGCCCGTTGCCGAAGCGAAAACCTTCATCTCATCCGCTTTGACCGAGACATTTCCAATGCCCTTGACAGCCTCGATATGTACAGATATGCATCCCATTTTACACTGTCTTTATACCGGTATTCATCTTATCTACCTCTACTCTTGTTCCGCCTTCATGGTCGGAGTCAGGAAGGTAAGCCGTAGTCTCCAGCCAGATTTCCCCCGATCCGATAATCTTTGTGTCAACATAGCAGCTGTAGCTGTTCTCATTAATGCGTACCATCTTAGACTTCTCTATCACCTGTGAGGCGGAGAAGACAAAGAAGCGGCATTGGAAGTCCACATCATCCATCGTCAGCCCCGAAGGGAGGTCGATGGAGATTGCCAACTTGATTATTGTACCTTTTGCTCGCATGCTTCTAATAAGATTTTATTCACCGCCATCTGGACGTATGCCACAAAGCAGGTAGATGTATACTTTTTCACAGATTCCACCTGCTCCGGAGATAATTCTACCTCGCCATTTTTATAGATGTTCTGAGCCAACTCCAGTTCACCCAAGTCTGCCGTTTTTTGATACATCGCATTACCAAGCGCCTTGCTGATATCGACAGTACTCTTATTCCCTTCGATATCTGTTACTTCGATTTCTCTAAAGTCTATTCTCATAAGTATGAATTTTATTTTTCAGTTAAACTAACCTCTGTTTCGTCCCATAATCGCTACAAAAAAGTCCGAATCACCATAATTACCATCCTTATGGAAGGTACGCACATGAAAGCTCCCTGAAGCTATATTTGATAACGAGGCAATTGACCACACCCCATGGACAGCTGTTGCAAAAGGGAAATACTCATTCCCCAGATTATGGTTGATAACATAGTCACCAGCCGCAGAACGACCTACGTAACCGGTAGTGCATCCGTCTCCCCAGGACCTCATGACAAACCCATCGCTACCTCTGATATAGGCCGCCCAAAGCACTCCGGGCGCATTCCAAATATCACCGTCACGCTGATAAAACCTATGATTACCAGCACTGTCGATAGCGTATCCATATTTGCTTCCCGACCCATTGGAAAGCACTTTCAGAGCATCACCGCCTCCGTAAGTCGTCACCCATATACCGTTACCCTCGTCATTACGTACATACATCAACGCCTCGGTTGGATTTATCCGCAGGAACTTGCCTCCGTTTATGTTGAGGTAGATATTGGCATTACTTTGCCCTGAAATAGCTAGCCCTGTACTTGTTATATTCCATTCTCCTATTTTCCCGCTATCAGCCTCAATTGTTCCTTTAAATTTATATTGTTGATTTATCGGATCGAGTTCAAAGACAACTTCATCTTTTACCAAAGCGAAAATTCCTGTGCGTTTTTCTCCGTCAATGGTGATACAATCCCTGCCTAACGCAATACCGGTCAGTTTTCCACTGCTGTCCTTCGTCCCAGAAAACATCTTTGGGGATACGATATACTCCCCGTCAATCTCTGTCTTATTATTATTCCATTGTTCCACCCAAGGAAGCAGATTCGCATCTTTTCCGTCCTCTCCCGGTTTGCCATCTGCACCCGGTTCGCCGTCCTTCCCGTAATGACCAAAGAGACGATAGTTCTTATATTCTCCCCACTTTCCATCCTGTAGAGTACGTTCACAAGTATACTCATAAGGATAAGTTTCCGATGCTCCACGAGGATTATCCACCCACCATAGCACATCTTCCCAGTATGCTTCATTGGTCGGAGCAATCCCCGAATGCGCCTGAATAGCTACCTTGTATACATTATTGTATTTTACTATGTTACCTGCCGAATAGAATTTTGAGCTACTGTATTCAGGAGCATCACCAATGTATTCGTTAACGTATTCGTTTGATGTCGGGAGGTCAATAACATTACGCTTAGACTTTGCAAGCAGGTAAACCTGCTCCTCGGTCTTGGAGTCCGTTGGGAATATGACAGGTTCGCTCCAGGAAGGAGTTGTTTTACCATCAATCACTGCGGTGGAATACCAACAGGTAGTAGGATCGAGCATACGGAACTTGACTCTGTCCTCGTTACTGCTTGTGCTGCCGTCTTTCGTATATACAATCTCAACAAAGTGACTACCGGCTGTAGGCACTGCAATATCCACCACCGCATTGGTTACTCCACTTCCCTCCCAGGCATGTTCGTTGTCCATGCGATAGGACGTATCAAGGGCTTCTACGATACCCTTGTCGTAGTTCTGCTCGGATGATACATCAATCTCTATATGTATCATCTGATTAGCTCTTCTTGTCGTAAATGACACCCTTTGCTTGTATGTCGAGGAATGAGATGTAGGAGATGGAGAGACATAGTAATCACCGTCTTTTGTAAAGTTACCCGAATACGAGAAGGTAATATCCTCCCGATCCGGAGAAAGGGACCATCCTGCCGGATTTGTACCGGTAGGCGTAGCAGGCTTTCCGAAAGCATACTTATACCGTAGCTCCGTATATTTACCCGGTAATCCCTTGAATCGTATAGGATCACCCCATGTGCCGGAAGAAGCGCTTGAAGCGACCTTCTGAGAAATCCAGACAACATCTTTTGTTGCGTTAGTGTGCCATCCTCCGCTTGTTCCGCTTCCGGTCGGACGGGATGGTTCATCTTCGCTGTCATGGTATGTAATGAAAACACTCAGGCCATCCGTGCCGTCAGTACCATCTGTTCCGTCCTGACCGTCCGCAACCATCAACTCCCAAGCGGTGCCGTTATAGATATAGACGATACCATTACTGGTATTGCGATAAGCCCAGTTTTTTTGAGGATTGGCAGGAGCGCTTGATAAATCCCCTTTCCACGTAATACTGAGCCCGTCTTTACCATCTTCACCATTTATACCGTCAAGCCCCTTCTTCCCGTCTGAGACAACAGCAATCGTTTCGCGGTCGATCAGTACTACTCCCGATGTTTCATTGTAAAGCCGGAACTGTATCTTATCTGTTATCCCGGAGACGGATATTTGCTTATCCGGAGTATAGCTAGTCGCATTCCCTGAGTCTATAATATAATCCATTGAGTAGCCAACCGGTAAAGAGGATACGACAGTAGAAGCTCCGTCGGTCTTCATCACCCGGCAGGATATATTCGATATATCACTGTTCCCGTCAGCATCTCTCTTTATGATATTGGTCGATGGCTGAAGCGAGTAAATGACCGCGTTCTGACCATTTGTTCCGTCGGTTCCATTCTCTCCATTTTCCCCCGGCTTCACTTTGTTTATCGATAAATGCAGGGTACGTTCATACTGAGAACCTTTGTATGTTACCCGTCCCGTTATGGGTATACGAATTACATCAGCCACCGCAGCAGTAATAGCTGTTACCTTAACTATCCCCGTGCTACGATCAGACGTTGCTGTCACGCCTGTAATGCTGCCTACAGATAGAGAATCAAGAGGAAGCTCGGTTGTTCCGTAGAACATAGAGAATGTCGTCGTGATGGGCAAACCAAATACCACTGTACCGTCCAGAGAGCAAGCTACAGACTGCATTTCATCGTCAAGATCAGCAGAAATACTTCCTTCGCCGTCAAGACCATTCTTTCCATCCTCAGTCATCACATACCATGCGCCATCCTGGTATACGTAGCATTTCTTGTCGGTAGTATTACGATACCAGTATCCGTTCTGAGGATTTGCTGGAGCAGAAGAGAATTCCCCCATAAAAATGAGGCTTGTACCGTCTTTACCGTCAGTACCATTCGTACCGTCCTGGCCATCTTTACCCGGTTCGCCCTTTAGATTTTCCTTTGCTTCCTCGTCCAGATTATCCCACGTTAGAACCACTCCTTTCATCGAACACACATATTTGTTCTTCGATGCATCCCAATGCCACGAAATAGCACCTCCGGCTATGTGACCTGATCTATCTATAGCAAATCGGGCTGATCCGTCTCCAAACTCAGCAGTACCGTCCGGATAGATACAGTAAACGACATGCCCTTTAGAGTCTGTACCTTTGATCATACCATTTTCGCAATAGAAACCCTTAAGCCCGTCTGTTCCGGGAATATCACCGCCCATACGGATTTTCGTACAACCGGCAAAACTCTTGCTGTTGATACCAAACAGAATATCGATTGCAGGCTGTCCACCTTCATCGGCATGCAGATAGATCGCACTCTGACGATTTACATCCTTCGAGTTACCGAACTGGACAATCTCATCACTGACAGCCGGAGTAGTCATACCCGACAATGCCGGATCAACAGCCTCCATGCCGTCTGTGTAACCTATACCGCCGGTGAACTCACTGACAGGTATGACGATTGTATCAACACCGTCAATCTTGCGTATTTCGGCTATCTCGACCCAATAGCCTTTAAGGGTACCATTCGTCCAATCCTGGCACCGGATGAAATCGTGTGCGACAAAAGACATCTCATCCTCTATGGTGACCAGCCAGTTTTGTCCGGACTCATCCAGCGTGGCAGTCTTTATACGACCGCATGCCTGAGTGATACCCAGTGCACCCTTCACCGAGCGGATCTTCTGAATAAGAAGCTCAAAAACGACCATTGTTTCGCGAACAACGAGACTGTCTATCTCCAGTTTCCATTTACCCTTGATATACTCCCACAGCTTCCATCCATGACCGGCAAATCCGGACACGAAGTCTTCGACGTATTCCTTTACGCCGTTCGACAACTTACGTCCTGTCACTTTCACAGAACAAAGAAATCCGTAGAACTTACCGTTACTTAGTATTGCCATATTCTAATTCTTCAATTAACGAATCTTCTGTTTCTTCTATCAATTCTCCGCCACGCACTACAAGACCACCGTTAGCACTTAATAGGAAATCGGTACCATCCGGTTGATCCTTTCGTATATATTTTTTCTCTAGTGCTTCACCATCTCCGCCAATTTCTTTTACGTTTCCTTTATCAGTTACAATAATGATTTTAGGATCTTCATCTCTGTTATGTATATATACTTCCCCTTGATTCAATCCTTCTAAATGCCTTGCTTCAGAAGGTGCCAACGGAGGATATACCGGATTGCCATCCTTGTCTATCTCACTTCCATACCATAACTCTTTTGTTACCTTCTTCTTCATTACACTTCAATTTTATCAGTATTTACAAAAGCTAATTGGGAAGAATCATACTGTAACATCTCCCCCTCCTTGGGATTGTTTATATTAAATCCAACGAGATTAATCGCCGACGATCCTCCAGGTATTCCACCCAAACCTGAAAGATTATTCTCCCTCTGCTCCAATAAGACTGAAGCCCAAAACATCTGACTATCCTCCGATACCTGAGTTACTTCAGGCACCGAATTTCCAGAGCGAACATAAGACGTGTCATTTATATAAAAATCAGAAAGACATAGGGATTTATTTATAAATTGGACAAACCAATAAGGAATACCTGAGGAATTACCGCACGACAAAGAAAACGTGTCATATGGAATTGAATATAATTCTATAATTTCCTGTTTTTGATTCCGAAATTGCTCATTCTCAACTTTTGCAGAATAACCGTTCGGTTTGAATCCTCCCTCTATTCTGAATTCAAAAAACAACTGATCTTCACCAGGCCAGAAGATATTGTCAAAAGGAGAATTATTATTTTTGTGAGAGCATCTAATAAGACATGTCTCATCCAAAATGAAGCTATCAGAACAGATTGAGAAGGGCTCGCTAACAGCATAGAAATTGCCAGAAGCATCCGCTACCTCAAGTACATATACAGCATCATGAAGTCCTGTTATTGCGGAATAATACATTTTTATCGTATCATTCACCTGATATTCAGAAAAAGAAACGGGTATTTGATTGCCTGATACTAAATTGCGTAAATAAGCCGTAACAGAATGGCTGGAATCATTCGAAAATACCTGGACTAGAATGTTGTCATTTGCATGAAAACGCTGAATATAGTCTATATCCTGCTGAAATTTGTTCTTTAATGGAGAAAAGAACAATGGACAGATGTCACCGATTTTAATCATATGGTCTTTTCGTTCTTTTATGGGTTAAGTGCCACTTGACACTGCAATGCAAATATACTAATTATTATAACAATTACAATAACTTATCAGCTTTTTATCTCTTTCACAATTAGAGAGTATCTTACCGATTCGGTCTTTCCGACATTAATCTTCATCTCTTTAATATACCCGTGTACGGCCTCTCCATTATAATCAAGAGAGATTAATCCAGATAAATTTGAAGGAATATCCACTTCACTTGTCTCAACGTCTACTTCTCCTACCGTAAACAAGCGATTATCTATAGGAAAATCATCGGTTTCTTTTATTCCCGCAATTGAGACATTACTATTACCATCAGAAGAAGTAAACTTAAGCATATTTGTGCATGCGCCTATATATGCCTTATTTGCTTCCAGCATAAAACGAGGTGAATATTCTATGTTAAACATTGTATCAGGGCTGATTAGACCCAGCAACTGACTAGAGCTGTACGGACGGTCTAATAACAGATTACCATTCTCTGCCGAAGTTGCATATTGACAACCTACGATAAAAACATCATTATCGCTATCATTATCGGTGGTATCTTCCCCCCGTTTTTGAACCAAAAACTCTATTCCATACGCGTCCGCCCGGTAAGGACTGATAAAAGAAAGAGTATTATCCGTCAGTTTTAATCCTGTTGAGAATTCATTTGTAAACCGAAACTCATCACGTCCATTGATACTGTCATAATCCTGCTTATCATATCCAACTTTTACGGAAGTGTTGACAAGAGAGGAATTGACGCTATATTCATAATCGTTTATCTGATCTGAAAGGTCTTTTACGACATAATTGTCAAACAATGCATATCTATGAATAAAAGTAACGTTGTTCCCTTCTATAACCAGAACATAGCCAAACTCAGCCTCCATAAACTCACAAAATTTCTTGAAGGAAGTGTATAGCTTTGCATTAGGAAGATTTCTTGCACTTTCTGCCGGCATTATAAAACACGAAGAGAGTCGACTCCGGGTAATTCCACCAGGTACATAATTGTATATATCTACGCTATAATCACTGCTATCTGTCATGCTTTCAAGGAGCTTTTCTGCAACAGTGGTCAAAAGAAGGACATCTATATTGACAGGATTGATACGGGATTGGAAATTTACAGATAAAGAGAAGCCTCTCAGATAAGTAGTCCATGTCATTGTTATAGGTGTAGCAGAATTATACAAGAGCAGATCCATTCCTATGGAATCACCGGAATTAAGGGATATGTTTATTAACTCACTAACAATAGTTGGAATATTCCCCGCAATATGCCTCCATACCCCAAACCGAGCAAGATCCCCATTTGCTCTTTTCACAAACAACACTACATCTGCATAGGCAGTACCATGTGCGTTATCTGCAGTGACATAAAAAGAAAATGATAATTTTAGCGTAATATCGATATTAGAAAGAGCTTCAGCAAAAATTTGAACACTTCCGTCAGTCGTGAATGACTCATCTGTGAATACTAGAGGAGAGTCTCGTTTCGGTAACTCACTATTATCCAATATGTATACAGGAAAACTCACTGTAGCCGGTCGCGTACCTCCTTCCGCCTGCAGCGCTCCGTGGAATTGGATATACTGAAGGTTAGCATCATCTTCTACAGTTGTTCCTCCTGACACGTATTTAGCTTCATACTGGAATTTCAGACCGTCATAATAAAGAGATTGAGGTTTTAATTCAGACACCAGATACTCATACTGAATATTTCTCTTAGCTTTAATAATAGCGGCCAGCGTATCATCAATTGCGTTAATAGAGATTGTATATCCATCATCCGAATAAGAGGAAAAATCTAAGGCGCACTGAAATACCTTATCCCAGTTCCAGCTATTGTTTCTTTTATAAAAAGCTATACCGGCACTGGAAGAAAGGTAATTCTTTGAATATTCTTCCTTCAACAAATTATAAGACCGGTTTACAAACTCAAATTTAGTGCTAAAAGAACGAAGTACTCCGTCATAATCACTTCTTTTATAAGCAAGTTCAAAATCATCCCAGTTCTTGAGATCATCCGTTGCTTCGTAGGATATTCCATTTATTAAAATCTGACATCTAAAGTACATAGCTACTTGCGTTTTATTGATTTTACATCGTCACACATACGCTTAACCATAAAGGCATATTCTTTTGCCGTAATCTCATTCTTGCGGATCTGCATTCCAAAATGAGCCATGACCATAACTCTTTCCCTGGCAAAGTAATTTTTATCCATTTTGAAAGATTGCTCTTCCGTCTTTTTGCTGTTATAGCTCTCTATCAGATAACGACTCTGCGACATTATAGCCGATATCCGCTTTCTAATTTTTTCATGTTCAGACGGGAATAGCTGATATCCAAAGGATCTTAAGATATTAACCACTTCATCCCATTCTCCCCGATTTGCCATCAGTTCCGCAATCCTCATACATTCAACTTTTATATGAAGATTGATCAGATTACTCTTTTTCAAGATTTCACCAGAAACAGAAGATCCACCTACAATTTCGATATATTCAGATATGAGCATTGAGGACTGTGATTCCAGTTCTTCCTCTGAATGATTGCCGTCTATTATGAGTTTTCTCTTTTCTCCTAAAAAGACGTCAATAAAGATGTCTAGGGGAATTTTGTCTAAATCATTGTATAGCATATTTATGATTCAATTATTCCTGTTATTACAATCCAAGAGAAGGCGCTATATATAAGAAAAAGTATCAATGCAGCACCTGCTCTTTTTGCAAATTCTGTTGGGCCCACGCTTGAGATAAAGTCCCATTCGTTATAAATACCCACGCATGTAAGATAGGTTAACATTATTCCTATCAATATTATTATAAATGTTTTCATCTTTATATACCCTTATCCCTTTCCTCTTTCATTCTCCTTAGTTCTTCTCTCTGTTGCTGCTGCTTCTCCATTATTGTTGAAAATGGCTTTTTGAAAGGTTTATGTTCCGATTGATCTTCCGTTATTTTAGAGCGATCCTCTTGCAATAATTTCTTTATAGCAATTGCACTAAACATTATCCTAAACATCGCGGACTGATCCTCCAGATCTTCATCTTCCACCGTACATTCCGTATCTTTCATTTTATCCCACAATTCATCCGTTAATTTTCCACCAGAAAGACGAAATATTGCCGATATATCGTCTCTTTCCAACTCGACTTTTAAGATTACTTTTTCCATAAGAATTAAATATATAAATGTTCAACTTTAAATCTTTACAATCTACTATCAAGATAGCGATACTCTGCGGAACGGGCCATTTTTCGCAATGTCTTATTCAAGTTTGACATTCCTTGATTAGTCACGTCCATTTTTCGCTCCAGACTCTTATAGTCATTATTTACATTAACAATGACGGGATCTCCTTTGTCACGCCTCATCTTATCAAGCATCATTGCGTCAGAGCGAAGAGCCATTTTTTTGTAATCAACTATATCCGGGATAACCTCAGCATGTTTAGGCATATCAACCAAAGTGGGAACAGATGGGGTGATATAAGCTCCGTTATCTGTAAGAATAACCTCTCGCTTGCCACCATCACCGACAATAGCCAAACCTCCCGGGTGAGATTTATCCTTTGTTCCCTTTGCGTATTTCGGGATGGGCTGGGCTGCGATCATGGCTATTTGAGCAGCTCCCATTGCGGCAACTATAGCAGCAATAACAAAATTCGGCAACGCTTTAGTTACCGCCAAGGATGTTGCAATTGTTGCCTGTATGATAGAATTAGCTTTATCCCATTTGGCCTGCTTTTGCTGGATTTCAGCTTTTTGCTTTTCCAGTTCTTTATTTTTATCGGCTGTCGTTTGTTCGGCGGCCCGTTTCCGAGCCTCACCTACTTCCGTAGAAATAACTCCACTATTCACTAAGTCCTCGATGCGCTCCTTTTCTTCCTCTGCGGCTTCTTCATTCTTTTCCTGTTGCTCTTCGATTTTTTCTATTTGCCGATCGTACATGCCTATAACCATAGTTGATAGTCCTTCAGATATAGCGGCTGCACTAGCCAAAAGATCTTCTAATCCCAATTTACCATCTTTTACCATCTTCAGGATTAGCTCTGTTATTCCTCCAAACAGCGTGCCTAGCCCATCAACTGCGTCATCACTAACATTCTTCAGGTTATCTATTGATGATTGAATATCTGCCCAATATTTTTTATCACTTTCATTTTCTTCATCCCTTGCTTTAGTGTGGGCATCTCTAACCTTTTCTATAAGCTTTATTTCCTCTTCGGCAAGGGCTTCTTTCAATCTTAATCTTTCTTCATCTGATATGCCCTGTACATTAATCAATTCTTGCAGAAGTGCCATAGTACGCTTAGTCTCTATTATCGCATAATCTTGCGTTATTTGGGCCTTTCTCTTTTCGTATTCCTTTTTAGTGATTATGCCTTGTTCATATAATGTAGCCTGTTCGCGGATATCTCTTTGCATATTTCTCGAGCTCTTAATGGATTCATCGGCATATGCATTCTTTGCGCTATCCATCTTATCTTCCGCAAGGCTTTTAATCCTTTTTCTTTCTTCTTCATCTTTTTTATCCAAGTAATTCTTATCTATCGCCAGCAATTCATCCTGAAGTATCTGTTCGTAATTCTTTCTCAATTCATTTTCTTCTTCCGAATTACCTTTGATGGATGCTATATTTTCTTCATACTTCTTTTGAGCTGTCTGCCTTTCTTTTTCATACTCATCATCTATAAGAGAAATACGGGTTTCGGAAAGACGTTTAGCAATGTCTTCTTGATATTTAGCTTGTTCATCAGCTGTTTTTTTGCTTTCATCATCTTCTTTTCCCGGAGTATGCGTATAAGCTGAAACGTCTATCTTATTCATCAAATTCTCATTTGATTTTCTTAAACTATCAATTTCTAAAGCTGTATCAGCTGCTTTTTTCCCATAGGATTCTACCAAATTAATTTGATCTTGTACGCCTTTATAATTAGTAGTTATAGCAAAATCAAAATTTTCACCTTGAATACTTCGTATTTCATCATAGAGTTTGTTTAGTTTTTCTTGTTCCTGAACCTGTTTTGTCAAATATCCAATTCTTTCATTGTTCTTTTCGTCTATTTTCATTGAATTTTCGGCTATTTTGTCTGCTTGAGCTCTGGCAATAGCAGACGCAACAATCGCTTTTTTTAGTTCCCCATATGCAACAGAAGCCTTACCTGCCAATATCTCCTCATTACTCATATTTTGAAAATATGACGGATATCTTTTCTGTAATTCGTCAATAGCTTCATTTCTTTCATGTATGGAGCGGGAAGTATCTTGCGTTGCTTTATATAATAAATCCAGTTCCGCCCTTTCTTTTATGCTATTAGATATTCCATTTTTTCGAGTGTTAGCTAAATCTTTTTCTGCACTTGTCAATTCCAATACAGCTTTTTCTGCTTTAAATAGACTTGACACCCAATTCATTATATCCTTCCCATATACAGAAAGCAAAGTAATTCCTACAACTAAGGCTGTTTGCCAACTAAAGATTGATTTTATTAGCTGCTTCCACACAGGGATACCTTTCTGCCCGGCATCTTGCGTTGCCTGATACTCTATTCTTGCCTTTTTAATCTCATCTGCTAAAACCGGAAGATTATTAGATATTGCAAGGAAAAACGTATTCCAACCAACTGCAAGAGATGGAAGTTCTCTTGCGACTTGTTGAACAGACATACCTAAACCATTCCAATGCGAAGCATAATTACCAACATTGCGTTGATAATTTCCCATTTGGGCATCCATGCTTTTTAATTCATTCTTCAGCGTCTGTATTTGCTGCAATGTCTTTTGCCCTTCAGAACCTAAAAATGAATCTTTAGACATAGATTTCAGCCGTTTTTCAAGAGCCAATACCGCAGCATTCATTTCGTTGTAGCTGCTAGATGCGGAAATAATAACAGCAGCATGATTTCTCATTAAGTTTGAATACTGCTTGTTTTGCTCCGAAAGCTCCGTTTGACGCTGCTTTAGTAATGCAGATTTATTCAGATAATCAGTTAAGCTGATATTCCCATTCTTATATTCCTTATCCAATCGTTTGAGTTCATCTCCTAATTCCTTTATTCTAATCTTGTTCTGAATGGTATCTGCCGTCAATTTAGTAACATTATTATCATAAGCTAATATATTATCTACAATTTCAGCATACCTAATCTCAGTAGTCGCTATCGCCTGATTTAATTGATTAGTAGATTGGGTATACGATTGATTTGCCTGAGATGCCGAACTTTGAGCAGAAGAAGTGTTCTGAAATTTAGAAGAAAGCGTATCTAGAGAGCTAGATATCTTATTTATCCCTTTAACTAAATCGTCAAATTGCTTAGGAAGGGTATTAAGAGTCAGTAATTTATTTATCTTATTCCCATAATCCTCCAAAGTCTTATTGTATTTTTCCTGAATAGCAGCCATTCTATTCTGAGTAACAATAAGATCATTTAGTGTTTTATTATAAAGAATCGATTTGTCAGATAATTCTTGGAATGTTTTAGGATTGATTTTAACTCCACCGGCTAATTCTAAAGCAAGCTTCTTATAAATTGAATAATTCTCGTTTAATTCCGCCTTAAAGTTTCGCAACTGATCAAAAGCTTTTTGATCGACTACATCCGTGATTTTTAATTCATTTGCCATAACGTTCGAATTAAGTACCGGGCCACTTGACACGGTTTCCGCACAAATATAGGAAGATTTGAGGAAATTTACAAGCTATTTAGAATGAATAAGAATAAGAGAGAGATGTTGGTAAAAATAAAGGTGAAGTAATGCGAGAAAGCCGCGTCCCTTTATTGGTTCACGGCTCCTCTTTTGAATTTAAAAGCTTTGAATTTATAAAGTAGCAGATTGTAACTCTGCTCCGATATTCTTTATAGTGTCGAGAATCTTCTTTGTTGTTGACTCCCCGGCAAATGCCAGTCCGTTTTTATATTGGCGCATTTTAGACTCATTGATTCCAGCTTTTTTAGCAAACTGGCTCACATTAATCCAATCAAAGTAATTAAAGAAAGATTGAAGATCGTACTTAAAAGTTACATCTATATATTCCATTTCATTAGGAAGGGGGATACTTTCTTCTGTTATCATTCCCTTTGCTTCTTTAATACTTTCCATAAAGTCAGCTTTTGCCTCTTCCACGCTTGAACCATAACCGCCTAATCCATGATTAAGCAGCATATCATCTGAATAGATGGAGTATAAACCATCTGTCCCTTTTTCAATAATAGCAAGTATCTTCATAACTCTTTGTTTTTGATTTGAAATTTAAAAGCCATTGAAATATGTTTTCTCAATTTAGTAAGTAAACGGCAGGGATTAAATCCCCGCCATCTTCTTAATGCTCTTTAATGTGCCGTCTCTCATTTCTTGGCTCTCATGTCTTGGTACTGGAAAAGTCTGTTTGGTTATCGGACTATACCATATATCATGATTGGCTCCATGACGATGTATGAAACAACCGGCTTTCATTAGCATCCTTACTAATTCTGATACTTTCATAATTTCAATGAGCTTTTAAATTCAAAACAAAAGTAACGTATTCGTTACTGATAAACAAACAAAAGGGTAACAAATTTATTGTTGAATGTATTATTTAACACTTTTAAAAGGAAATAAGGGGAACTAGAAGATAGAAGGAAGTATTCAGAAACAAAAAAACGCCCACCTTCCGGCGGGCGAAGACTGGTTAGGGAGGTGGACTACAAAACTGATTACCAATCGTCATTTTCATTTCCAATCAAACCATGTTTTACAGCTTCTTCTATCTTATCCATAATTACGTTAGAATAAGCGTGAGCCATAACCAAAGCTTTTGATGATGTCTGCTTCGCCTTATGCTGATCTTTTTTTGAGAAAGGATAACAAGTTTCAAGCCCCCATTTTTCAATATTCAATTGTGGTCTTTGAGAACCATCAGAAAAAGCAGATATAAATCCACCGCCTATAACCTTCTCTACATTGTAATATTGAAGAGTATATGTTACACGTATCTTTTTATCTTTGATATCTATTTTAATAATAGGGGTCATACTTACTTTATAACGACTCATTCCACCAATATGTTCAGCAATGTTACCAACATACCCTTCAGCTATAATAGACCCCAATTCTTTATCATTTAATTTTATAACCGAATTAGCATCATTAAAAGATGCTGTAACCCAATGGTTTAAAATAACATACAACTGCTCTTTCGTTTGGTCACCACAGTCTATAATTTGCTCGTATGTTAATGATAAATTTTTATCTAAAACCAATTCTTTAGACAAATTTTCAGCAGCCTCAGTCCACTTTTCTCCATATCTCTCTTTAGCATACTTTTCAAGCTCTTCCGCCCTCATCACTTGTGCTTGTAATGAAACCGATAATGTAACCGTTAATAATAAAAATAAAATCCTCTTCATTGCTGTGTGTATTTAAATGTTTTATAATTATTTGGCAAAGGTATGCCTTAAAAATAATTTCAACAAATAAATAACACAATTTTCACTGATAAAGCCTATTTTTCTTTTATTTCAGCCACTATTTTTTCTAATTCGGATATTTTGTGATAGATCATAATAAAAAAGGTAGGTGTTACGAGCACCTACCTACAATATCATAAGTTAGCAAGCCATTTCTTGCCAGATTTGGTGTTTAGCCAAATTGCTATTCCAGCCGCTACCACCAAACAACCTGAAAAAAGCATTATCATAAAATCCATATAATGCTACCATATTCTACAAGTCCTTCAGCCATTTTTTTCCACTTTTGGTATGTGACCAAATAACTAGCGCAGAACCTATGACACTAGTCATTAAAAAAATCATTGTTAATGCGTCCATATTACTTTCATTTTAAAATTCTATTAGCAAAATTGGCAAAAATAAATCTATTGCCTATAAAGTTTATATGCATTAGCATCTTGTCCCCACTCAAAATTCATTAAATTTCCTTCTATCCTAGCGTTAATTTCAATTTCTCCTATGTTATCTAATACAATATTAGCCTTTATTATATTATCATTTATAATATATTTACCTGATGAGACATAATTCAATTCATAGCTTTTATCTTCCGTTTTAAGACCATATATAACTAATGTATTAATACCCTCAAATTTAACAATAATATTATATGGAATACGTAGATATGGTATCCCATCATTGGGCTTTCCCTGGTTTATATTATCATAATATTCCTCAAGGGCCTCTTTGTATCGTTGAATACATCCATCTAAATCCTCCATAGGTGCCCATACAGTACCAGATAGACTATTTTCATCATTTGAACAAGAGGAAAAAAGAAATGATAGAACTATAAACAAAGGAAGAAATACTATTTTTTTCATATCTGTGTGTAATTCAATATTATAATACATTCTTCATACTAATATTTAATCCCCTTCACTGATATTCCTATATCATCAGAAAAGCTTTCGATATTATCTCCCGACATGGTATATTCTATAGGAAACCATTTAGATAGCTCCATCGTATTTTCATTTTCTGTTTTCCATTCATATTTACCGACTTTTTCCCATATGCCAATTTGAGCAGATTCCTCCAATATAATTCTATCATCTTCTTCACGATAGACACCGGAAGCACCAGACATATATTTGTCGCCATCATTACCAAAAACAGGAGAAATCGTTGTTGATATATCATATGTCATATCTTTATAAAAAGATAAAACGACCCTTCTGCTATTATCATTATTAACAGTGATTACTCCCTTATATTTCAATCTTAAATTTTCATCTTGCTTTAATTCTTCATTTTTATCACATGAACACAAGAACGAAAACAATAACAGAACAAATGCTATTTTTCTCATAATTTATGCGTTTAAATAACTGTATACAGCAAACTAACGGACAAATTACTCTACTGCTTTAATCCGTTTTAGCTAAAACATGGTTAAAATTGTACCTCTATGTTCAATTTACCCCCAAGCCCTTTAGTCACAATGTCGTAAAGCGTGGAAAGAGTAAGGTTGCTCCCTTCCCTTTCAACTTTAGAGATGAAAGAACGCTCCTTTCCTATCTTTCCTGCAAGCTCGCTTTGGGTCATTTTCCTTGCTTCACGAGCATTGCGTATCTGAAGCCCGACACGAAGGTTGGAAAGTTCGGCTTCAATCTTATCCCGGCGCGGAGTACCGATTTCTCCATAAACCTTATCCTTTATATCCTCTAAATTGTAAGTTTCCATATCATTTCCTTTCTTTTTCCTTTTCATTAAAGTATTCTTGCATGAGCCTAACAGCTCGGTCTATCTCTTTTTTGGGCGTCTTTTGCGTCTTTTTCTGAAAGCCACTCAATAGGATAACCATTTTTTCGCCGTCAAAAAAGCAAAAGACACGTATTATGTCACTTGAAAATTTCACTCTGATTTCATAAAGCCCCCTTGTACCTTCAATATGCTTCAAGTATTTTTCTGGAACAATTTGAAGCGTTTCGACATATTGTATGGTTTTCACCACCTTATCCTGCATCTTTTCAGAAAGAGACTTCACAAAATCGATGAAATAGTGCTTATATGCTATGACGTTTCTTACTTTCATGTCGCAAAGGTAACTTATAATTCACATTTTCGCAAATATTTCCCGCTTTTTCTTTTTGTATTTCAAATAAAGGTTGTATATTTGCGGTGCTTAACATATATAATATCCGATGCGAGCGAGGCTTGCATTAATCATGCGAGCATTTTTTATGCTTGTACTTAAAATATTTGAGGTATTACTATACCCCCATGTGGAACTGTAATGGAACCACAGCATCGGATGTATGTGTTAAGCAGTGGGAAAGGTAGTTATACCTCTTTTTTTATTGTTTATGCTTAACAATACATCCAATCATCATCAAACAAATAATAGTAGTTTGATGACGACGTTAATCCACGACACGGATAGAATGAGTTCGCTTGAAATAGCTGAACTTACAGGCAAAAGACATGATGCTATCTTGCGAGACATCAGGAACTTACTAAAACAAGGAGTATCACACCACAATTTTGTGGAGACATCCTACAAGCAACCACAGCCAAGAGGAGGATATAAAGAACTTCCCTGCTTCGAACTCACCAAGAAAGGTTGCCTGATCCTCGCCTCCGGCTACGACGCAGTACTCCGTGAGAAGATTATTGATCGCTGGGAACAGCTCGAACTAGAGAAGCGCAAACCTCAAACTCCGCAAACCTACCTCGAAGCCCTGAAAGCCCTAGTATCATCGGAAGAGGAAAAACAACGGCTGGCGCAGGAGAAGCAGCAACTCGAAGTAAAAGCAGAACAACAGCAAGCCACCATCGAATTGCAAGAGAAGGAAATCAAGCAGGCCGCCCCTAAGGTCAACTACTACGACACCCACCTACAATCGGTCAACACTCTGACCACTACACAGGTAGCTAAGGAGATAGGGATGAATGCGGAAAAGCTCAACAGCAAACTGAAAGAGCTTGGTATACAATACAAACAGTCCGACCAATGGCTGTTGAAAGCTCCGTATGACAGATGGGGAATGCACGATGTAAGGACCAACATTTTCACGAGCGAAAGAGGTAACACCCACACCAACACATATACGGTCTGGACGCAGAGAGGCAGGCGATTCATCATTGCCCTATACGAAAATGATTGGAATGTGAAGAAAGCCATCAAGCAAATAAAAGGTGAGATGAATCCAGCCGCCTAATCACATTACACATTTATCGCAGTCCGTTTCAATGCCGGACAGCCACAACTATATTCAAATATGAAGAATATACTGCAATAGAAATAACTACAGAGTCCGTTGAAATAACGAGAGCTTCGGCAATATATCAATCAGTATGTAATAACTATTAAAACATAATATCATGCTAGAGATCATTATAATACTTGGTAGCCTCATAGCTGGCTACTACACATTCAGAAAAAATGGAGAAACATTATTTTATAAAAGATAAACACATGAAATCACTTACTACGGATAAGGCTTACAACGACCTAAAAATAAAGTACGATCATTTATATAATGACCATGTCAACCTCACAACAGAACTAAGAAATAGGGGGACTGAGATCATGAGTCTATTGCATGAAATGGAAGATTGCAAAAAAGAAATACATCGCTTGGTTATGAGAAATTCTGATATCGTGCTAGAGAATGCAGGAATCATCCGCGCATATAATACAGTAGTTAAGATGTTAATGGAATACGGAGTTACTCGCAACGAAATAGCCAAGCTCCTAAGGAGTAATCAATCCATTTCCGGAAGAATTAAGCAAACAGGAAAGGTTATTGAATACGACTTCACCAAAGGAAGAACACTTAAGCACTCCAAATGATCTATTACGACTAGCAATGTATCACCGAGGAGGAATCCTCCTAAATATAAAAAATATGGATATACCCGCTAAATATATCATCAAGATAGATAATATGTACCTATCAGAGCTTACGTTTCTGTGGGTATATCATGGACAACCTTGCGATCTATTGCTTCAGAAACCTAGAACAATAGGATGCACAGGAATATGGGTAGTGGTCGATAACGAGAATACAAAAACATTTTTAGAACGCGCAAAGGAGAAAACCGGATGCGAGTTAATTAAAGCAAATTAAATACGATTATGAATATACATCAAACATCACCCCGACCAGATTGCACTCATTTTGCCAAATGCGGCGAACGGTCTATAGCCTATTGTCGAAGATACGGCGAAAAGGAATGTGCATCCTGTAATTTAGTGAAGCGAAAGCCCAGGAACCGAGTTATAACAGACGGAGTAGAACTAAAACTATGTACTCATTGCGGGAAAACCCTTCCGTTGCACCGGTTTTATAACCGGACAGTATATCGGAACGGTAAGAGCTATCATTTGAAAACTTCGTGGTGCCGGATATGTATGTCCGATAGCCAGCGAATGAGAAATGAAAGAAAGGTCGGGATTAATCATACATAATAGGTCGGGGATTTCGGTCCGGCACTGAAGTTGACGCCAATCGACAGGGAAGGGTAGCTTTGTGGCTACCCTTTTTATTAATTAAACCTACTTCTTCTGAGAAAAACTATCAACCACCCTCATTTCTTTAAAATTCATAGATAATAGACATCCTACATCCCTGTAGACAGACATAAGCCTTCCGTTATTATCTTTGAATTTATCAAGAGACTTCAACTCTTCGATTATCGACTGAATGCTAATACAAGCAAACAATATGACAATAGCCAATTCTTCCGCATTACTTTTATTAGAAACTTTCAAAAGAGCTTTATCAGCAAAAGACATTTCAACCATCTTACCTTTTTCATCTTCTCTGTACACAGGAATCTCCTGACCTGTTATCTTTGCGACAATATCAGTTATAGACATCTCACCCTGAGTCTGAAGGGCCGCTAGCAACCCGTCCAGGTGCTCTGGCTTTGTCTCTTGCACAATATCCCGCCAGTCATTCTGAATCAAATCACCGATAATCGTATAGTGTTCCAGATCTTTATTGGAAAGATTCACTATCCGGATATTGCCATTGTCGTCATAATCCTCATCCTCCCCGCCGTATTCTTTGATTGATTCTATTCGCTTATATGAGGCATAATACTTCCAACTGCCCTCAAATTCCTTTAAATATTTATCTATAGCAGCCTGCCAGCCATGTAGTTTTGATATGACTCCATGCAAATACATTTCCCACAAACAAGATTCATAAAACAAATCAATACAATGTTGATCTGCATCCTCTGACATTCTTTCAAATGTAGACGGAGATGTAATCATCCTTACAATACCCAGTTTTCTCAATGCTTCGTTAAAACAACGCGCTAAATTACTATCATCGTCTATTTTATGCAACAGCTCATAGAATGAAAATTTTCCCATAATTATTTCTCCATTTTAATTTGTACAATTCTTATGCGCTAAACATCAACCGAAATGTCTCTTTCCCTTTTGGAGTAATAAGCAACTGCGTTCCGGTATGTCCATTATGTTCATAATCTTTTAATTCAAACAAAGATGGAGTATGATCAGCATAAGGCTTCAATCTACGCTTTGTATCACGGTAGACATATTTGTTCTCTAACAGCAAAGAGATGAATTTATTTTGAGGTATTTTTAACTCTTTTGCCGTATCGCGCAGATTAGTCAGCAACTTCCTATCTACCAGCCTGTCGAAATAATCCGCCTTGGGTTTCATAGTCGTATTTTCTAATGCTAAACGCTCTTTCTCTTCGACAACTACAACCAGTTCTTTGAGAGCTTCAAGGTAAGTTTTAGGCAATGATGGCTTGACGGAGTAACTTCCGGTCTGCATCACAGAAGGGACAATATCATCAAATATCCAACTTTCAAATTCATCGGCTTTCGGCATTTGGCTTTTTGCTGTCAGACGGTAGACGTTACCTTCGCTGATGAATTTCATTGGCTGGACTCCGCTATTTGTGGGGGTGTCGTGAATCACGACGCCCTGTGACTTACAGTGTCTTACTATCGCATCACGAGGATTAGAGTACCCTAAAGATGTTGCAATGTCTGTTCCGCAAAACCAAGTCTTACCGTTTTGAACAAACATACGAATCTTGCCAAATAAAGGATGCTCATAAACATGGACTTCGTTTGTTTCTTTTGCTTTTAAGGCGATTGATGCCAAGTCATCATTGAAAACCTGAATATCATTCATACAATTTTCGCAGTGTGCCCTTTCACACACGGGAATACAAAAAAAACAGCGCCGAACGCTTGAGGATCTTTCGGCACCGTTCATATATTCCCAACTCTATGGAAATACTTAATATCTTATCTGCGCTCCCCCAAGCTGCATCGCACTGCAAATATAATAAGTTTTTGCTATTCGACAAACAATTATTTTATTTTTTGTAACAGCATATATTTGCTCTATATTTCCTCTTATTTTTGTATAATCCCCGTGATTTTTCTGACTACATGATGCAAAAACTGTTCTTTTTGTCGCATTATGGATATACGTACTCAACAAAGGTGCCGGTATAATCCTCTCCATCTTTGACAAAATAATATGTACCATCCGGCTTTTCTATTAGGACAAACACAGATTGTTCCATTTTAGCAGCTTTTCTTGCGATTTCCCGCATTTTCTCTATAGAAGCAAGCCGTTTATTGCCTTGACACCAACAACTCATAATACACCAAATCTTGAGAAGTATTCTTTTAACGCAGGACTTAGGACGTACTCAACAAAATAACTTCTGGATCTTTGACCGAGACCGAAGATAATACTTCCATATTTTCTCTCTATATCTTTACCCATTGTAGTATCACTCCCGATCTTCAACCCCTCAGATGAAACATTCACGCGAATCGAACTATAGAATTCACCGGTAATAATCAAGTTAGGTGTATAAATATCCCTGGGAGGATAACCTTGGAAAGAAGGCGTAGGAGGATGCTCCTCTTTTTTCCACATCGCATAGCCCCTGCCGTTGTTTTTCCATCCACCAGCCTCATCACCCTTGAACCACGGATCATACAAATAGGTAGGACGAAGCGGCTTATCTCTTCCGTTTACACCGGAATACAACTGATCAATGACGAGGTCATACACATCACCGCGGCTCTCCTCCATCGTTTTACGGAGCATTCCGTCGAAGCCATCCACGAGGATCGCAAAACCATCAACTAAATCCTTTATTGTACCCATAGAATAAAAAGGGAGGCATTTCACCTCCCCGAATTATGAACAAAAAATTTAAATATCCCCTAAAGGAGATCTGACACCAACAATCCTGTCATATATATCAGAGAGGATATTTTCTCTTTCAGTTTCTGTTCTATCAAGAAAGAAAGAAGTCTTATGTTTATTGATGAATTCTTTTTTCTTCATTTTCTTAACTTCTTCATCGACAAAGTTAACTCCCTCTACTTTCATTCTACCCACTGTTCAATGCCGACAACACCATTTTCCTGAAGAATCTTCGGAGATTTCAAGGAAACCGCACCTGAAGCAGTTATCGTAAGAACACCATTTGCATAAGTAACGGCAGTTACACCATTAAAGCAAGTAGAAGCACCTTCGCTTAATGCCGGCCCAAAGAAAGATGTGACATCAAGATTACCGAAATGTTCTTTCAGCTTATAATTGTTTTCTCCGGAATCTATTTTTACCAATTCGACATAAACAAGCCCTATCAAAGCTTCTACTACGTCAAACTTATATACCCGGTAATCGGCGTTCTTCACGTACTTTTCATAGTCCTTGAACATTGTACCGATAGTCAGGTTTGCCTCCGTTCCGGAAGAATCCCAGTCCTGACCGCCCGGATAAACTCCGGACAAGGGAATTCCCGCCAGCTCCTCGGTGCCATCATTCATTCCGTACACAACGTTATTCTCGTCCACGAAATAGGCATCAAAAGCAACTCCTTTTGCGGCCATGATATTAGCCTTTAGACTTGAATCGAAATCCTCCAGCGTCCATACGTCATCTTTCGCCGAGTAGGATGTAACCTTGTTAGGCCCATATCCTGTAGCACCTTTGTTGGCCTCTCCACCAGACGGAGCGTATTCGACAATTGTCTTGATCGGAAAAATACGAGCCGGTCTGTCATCGTGACACGCAGCCTGCAACGCCTCAGCGGTTACATTCTTAGGAAGTTTATATCCGTGCATTGCCAAGATGATGGCTTTTACCTTTCCCGGATCAAGTATACATTTTGAAGTACCGGTATTAAACTGAGCAACACCGGCGCATTCTCTAAATTCTGTCGCCATAACATTTAATATTTTTGATTGTTATTCTTAAATCTTTTATTTCTATTACATCAATAAAATCTCTGAATGGTTTACCATTAGCCTCTACCCCTTTTCTTCCGTAGCGGTAATTCTCTTCGTAGTAATGAGGAATGCTATTATTATACTCATGCACCAGGTCAGGAGACTTATCGATACTTTTAATAAACGCATCATAAATAGGACGAAGCGCCCCTTCGAAGGAGACCTTTTCCCGTTCTTCATTCGTATAATCCTTTAAGGTGTCTACCATGATAGCCAGTTCAAGAGTCGTTGTACGATCCCTTCCTGTACGATCCTCGGTATATGGAGAATAAAGACAGATAATCGGAAATCTTAATTTACTCATTTTAGGCGATTCAGCCCATTCGGTAAGTATACCGGCAATATAGTCCCAATCACCAAACATATAGGAAATATTTTTGCCATAAATCCCGGATGTGGAAGAGACTATATCTCTGAATATATTATTGATTGACTTCATATACCCATTGTGTTTATTTCTTCCAACATACTCTTATCAAACTCAAAACCATCATAACCTTTATTACCACACAGATAACGGAATAAAGACTCATTCATCTCTACCATGTCATTCCATGCTGACACAAGGAGATTATTCGGATTAGCGCGATCCTCCGTTGAACCATATACGGTCCCTGTCGGAGTCTGCTTTACTCCACATCTTCTAACATAATGAAAATATACATAGTTAGCAAGCGGACTATACCCCTTTTCAGAAAGCTTCTCTTTAAGGGTATCCCATTTTTCGATTTTATCTTCGGCGGAATGAGAAGAAAGGTAATCCCAGAATTGACGGCTCATATCCTCACCCAGAACAAGCTGAAGATATTGTCTTTCATATCGGTCTATATATGATTGTAAGTTATCCCTCTCCGCAATACGAGTCGGAGAATCTGAATCTATATCCCAAATGATGCCAAGACTCAACATTCCAGTGAAATATGAACCGTCAATAATCATGAGTTAGTCTTTTTACGTTTTGTGAAAAGTTCTTCGCACCCTAATGCCTTAGCATCGTTTAGCAATTCGCTAGTCGCTTCAATTTTCCCTTCTGCATAAAACTTGCTGGCAAGAGGCATACCTACCACAACTTCCTCTCCTGTTTTATACATTGTACCATCCTTGATAAACGTTACCTTGTAACGCTTTGTCAAATTCATGTTATATTCTTTTCCCATATGTTAATCAACTGATTTTGTAATACCTTCAATTACAGTATTAAACTTATCTTTTACAAAAGCTGTTTTATACTGAGACTTGATATAGCACATCAATCTCTTTTCAGCAAGCACCGTTACGATATTCTTTCTGAAATCGTCATTTTCCCAGCCTAGTGAGATTGACAGATTCCATAAGTCACGGATGTTCAAATAAGAGAAATCTCCCATGATGAAATCGCCTTGTTTCACCGCGGTAGTAGTCTCAACTCTTAATCCCTGGATCAACTCATCGTTGTATCGGAATGGTCTCAAATACTGCCCATTAGCATCTTTCGTCAACTGCATTGAAGCGTAATCCAAAGGATTCATCAATACCAGGTTAGGGCGATAAGCCATTTCGCTAGTAGAAACGATTTGAGAATAAGCCGCTACAAGGGCATCAAACATATTTGCCTTGTCAATATAGAAGTTTGTCAAAGAGAAAGCTGGCATGTCTGCGGCTACCCCTTTAATTTCTCCAGACGATCCAGACCCTGCCAAGATCCCCTGTTCTTCTTTTATGCCAAGTTTATTCACCATTTCTGTTTGCACCTCATTCACAAAGCTTGGGAAGTCAGAAAGAGTTTCTTCTGTAAATTTAGCAGCAATAGCAACTTTGGCAGCTGTAACGGTTTTTTCCGAAAGAGTTGCATCCATCAACGGCTTTAGCCCACCTTCAGGAACCCATGCGGCATCACCATCCTTGCTAACGTATTCCGCATAAATAAGCGACCTGCTATTAGTCCCGGAAACACTTGCGTAATTACGAATTACAGTCTGAGATCTTGGATTTACAGATAAATTCGGATCAACCTCAACACCGTAATGAGGAGCCAGAGAACCAGAAGATATAACTGCGGCATCTTTTGTATTTACTACCAGATTCAACTCTAGCTTATTGCCAGGAGATGCTTTACATGCAGATTTCAAATCAACTGTAGAACAACCGGTTTGATTTTCGGTGATATAAGCTTTTAATTGTTCCCGAAGTTGATCTTCAATGGATTTTAACTTATATGTTCCTCCTTTTGTTTTTTCAGTAGCTGCCTTAATGCGTACAATAGTTTCCTCAAAGGATTTCAAACGCTCGTTGATAGATTCACTGTCTGCAAATCCCTTGACTTCTTTTTTCAACTCTTCAATAGACTGAGTTGCATTTTCAATTGACTCTTTCATAGACTTAGAATCAATTTCGTCTTTCATAAACTGCTCAAAAAGGGCTTCCATATAACCATCAAGCCCTTTAGAGAACACATCGAAAACTTTAGATTCGTCTTCCGACAATCCTTTAGTATCAAGGTAGTCTTTAAACTCAATCTTGTTCGCTTCTTTTCCCATACTTACTTTAATTTTAAATTTTTGAACATTGATTTTACCTTATTGCCGTGCATATCGGCTTTCTGTCCTTCAAGTGATGATTCTTTTCGATTCTCCGGCTTGAAAGATGAAAGTGATATTACCTTTGATATAATTCTCTGTATCTTCTGCTGCTTGGATGCGGACAGCCCTGAGCACACTTCAGATATTTCGGCATTTAATTTCTCATAAGCTTTTTCAGCATCTTCTATAGATTTTAATCCTAAATATTCTGTTTCTCCATTGCACCCAATAGAAACAACAGATATCTCATAAAGATAGACCTCTTTGACAATATACGCATCTTTCTCAGCGTCATACATGCATTTCTCATGCACATATTGATACCCAATGGAAAATTGATTTAATGTACCTGACTCAAGCTGCTTTATAGCCTGGTTGCCGCGCGGGACATCATCAATTACCGATTCAAAATAGAGACCCTTGTCATCCTCATTCAAGACAGTAAATCTCCCAATCGGTTCTTCCATGTCATGCATCCACAACATGATTATCTTGTCATTTGCCGCGCTTTCCGGTCCCCGGTCCTGAATACTTTTTGAGAAGCACCCTTTTATCAGGATATCACCTACTTTATCTTTATTGCCAAATACAGATGCGTACCCGCTGATCGTCCGACTTTCACCGTCATAGTTGACATCTTTTGAATTAATTGAGAATGTTTTATACTGCATCCCCAGCCTACCCTTATACTTATTAGCTTTATCCATTTTCAATAGAGTTATTTATTTTTAATTCACCTTTGGGGTTATCAGGATCAATGTCAATGAACTTTGCCAGTTCATATCGAGCCTCATCGTGAGTTATATGCCCCTCCTTAACCAATTGAATCAAAGCGGAAGACATCTTCTGAAAAGCTGAAGAGGATGCACTCTTGTCTTTCTGAAGGCAATCGATATGAGTATAGTCCAACTTTATATAAACCCCGATATCACACAAGGCCTTTGTTAGCGCCTCAGAAACCTTCTCAGAGTCAGGGATAATAAGACCTTGATAGGCTGATTTCTCCGCAATGTTTTTATTGTCATATTTTGACTCATCAAAAAGACTATAATCAACACCTATAGCATTGCATATTTTCCTACTACAGCGCGCATCCTCCTCGTGAAGTTTCAATTGAGCCGCGTCATAATTGAGAGGAATCCAGCCTAATTTAATCCTCGAGGTAAGGATTGGGAATTTATTAAGAATACCGTATTTCTCCTTTAATCTGGTTTCCAAGGATTCTTTTTCCGTAGAAGACATTACAATATTCCCCATATCGTCTGTATAATCCGAGTATATAATACCTTTTGGACCACCATTGACTATCAGCTGATGGCTTGCAGACATGGCTGCAAGCCAGTTATTTATCGGAATAGACAAAGAATCTGTTACTGAATCAAATTCTATATCCGTACCATTCCCAGATACGCGAACAGAACTGTCGTATATAACGAAATAATCCTCTTCAGAAAGACTATCCCTCATCCCATTCCACTCCAGATAAACCGCGGATACAATCTCTCCTATTTTATACTGACGGAATAATTTACCCGAAGAAACCATGTGGAAAATAGGAGCAGGAATGACATACATCGCTAGGGGGAGAGATGTTTTTGTCGCACGAATCGTAAAAACAGGGCAATACCCAAAAATCTTCAGAGACATCTCTATCTCCTTTAAAAATCCAGAACGCGTCTGAAGCGGATTAGGATTATCCAGCAATTCTCTTATCTCATTATATCCATCTTGTTCATTTCCTTCGGAGTCAGTTACATAAATACGCCCGTTGGCGAACATGGAACCAACCTTGTTTATGACGGTAGAAAATGGGGTACATACCCGAAAAGAGTCCAATTTATCCTTGTCATTAGATAGATCATAATCAAATTTAGCATAGCCGGAAGAGTTTAAGAAATTAGACAGATACCAGAAATTGCCATCCTTATCTTGCTCGACAGCTCTTACAGTATCCTTCATGGAAGGAGTAGATATACCCCTGATTGCTTTAAACCAATTTCCTATATTAGACATAAAAAGAATGATTATCTGACCTAGATAACCATTCCCCGCGCGTTGATAGTCATTACGAACAATACGCCTAATTACATATATGTATTATAGTCCTTACGACGTATAGGGTTTCGTGCAGCTTCACACGAAGGGACTGGCATCCTCACTGCAAATATATATATTATTTTAATTTAGACCAAATTAAAATATTAAAATTTTAATCCTTTATCCTTGAAACATATGAGCATATCGCACTAAGCGCATTAATAGCCGACTTTTCCTCTGAAGGATATCCCAAAATGTCATACAGGAAGCTATTGTAAGCCTCATCACTTTCGTCTTCCCGGAAGCGGACATTCTCCTTTATATACAGAATGTTGCTATTTATACGGTCCTCTATATTAGCATTATCCTTCAATGCCCATGTATCATAATTATCCCTAAGCCTCAACATAAAACGGGCATATTGCTTACCGCATTCAATAACCACCTTGTCGGGAGAATATTCATTCACCCTATCTATTACAGCCTGCTCATCAAACCTCTCCAGGTAAAGCACACCTTGCAGGAAAATGTAACGATTAAGAACAAAACAGGCTACAACACATTTACCAACACTATCAGGGATAATGTAGCAGACTTTTCTTCCTTCAATTTTTGCATTCATATTATAGTAAATTAAATCATCATCTTTCACATCGCTACGTTTACGACGAAGCGAGAAGTCGTTATATTCACGTCTAAATACAACATACATAAAATAACGCATGCAATCGGTTAAATGACCATATTTCTCGTATGTCTGACCAGTCTTCTTATCCTTCTCCCTCAGTTTAAGAATCGTTCCGTCTACATCCTTTTTGGTATTATTATAATCAACGATAGACTGTTTGCAATCTTCATCTACAACGAATGATATGTCACTATAATAATCTCCGAGGATTGCATTGACAAATTCACCCGTCATAGAAACCGAAGGATTAGACTTCTCGATCATCTCTCTTACAACATAGGATTTGCTTATCCCCGCGATGAACTTATCGAAGAAAGACTGCTTATTCTCGTCAATTGTATTTCCCTTCCGGGTAGTCGCGTCACCAAGCACGTATACAACATCCCTATACCCCAAGCTCTCTAAGTAATATTTCGCCATTTCAGAAGCCTTGGTGACTGAATTAAAAGGATCTTTAGCGCATATCTCATGAATCTGACATGGCCTGCGGACAGACACGCCTTGATGTTCCTCTTTCTTTAGCTGGAAGAATGAAACTGAAATATAAGGCAACAGGTTGTCATCTATTGAAATATAAACGGGGAATGCAGAATCATACTTCTCAGGTCTGACATGACGATTAATATCAAAGGCATGAAGATATTCTCCACCGGTCTTGATGCTACCCCATTCACCAAGCGCATAGATCCTATAGAAATTATAGTTATGAATTCTATACCACTCGTAGTTAGCAATCGTCTGCCGGTCATAATACCCATATAAACCGTCAGGAGACCCCACCACCCAGAAATTATTCAGATACGTTGAATGAAGCTCCACGGTATCCGGATTATAAACCTCTTTCTTGCCATTTACCGGATTTATAATCTCTTTTGGGAAATTATATCTTTTATTCTTTATCGTACTGTATGAAGAAGAAAGCTCCATTCCCGTAACCGCATCCTTAACCCTTCCAGCAGGAAGAGAATTAGCCACATCATGCCATTCCTGTACATCCGTCAAAGCTGTCTTTATCCACAAATCTTCCGATGTAGGATTAAAGTTTAGGATAATCTGAAGTCCCTCCTTGCCACGCAAACGGAAAGTTATCTGGATAAAATCTTCATGCTCAAATTCACTAGCCTCCTCAAGAAGAATACGCTTATAGTTAGCGATCGACTTGATTTTCTCCGGATCATCAAGACCGGAAAAATCAATTCTCAGCCCATTTACGCAACGGATAGAATTCTCTATCGGAATAAAGAAATCGCCAATTTTCAGCCTTTTAATCTGCTCCTTAAACTCCTCATAAACGGTATTCTTTATAGAAACACCAGTTTTTCTGAGCACAAGAATATTCCCTTCGCCGGCCAACACGGTAAGAAGAAGAGCCTGGGCGGTAGAAACCGACTTGCCAGAGGAAGAACCTCCCTTATTGATTATATAACGAAGGTCTGTATTAGCAAAAGCCTCACGCAAATGCCAGAATAACGGATTAAAAAGCTTATACGAATAGACAATCTCAGCCATATCAGTCACCGACAATTATTCGCAAATCTGTTTTCATTTCTCCAGGGCGCTCATAACCCATCATCTTATTAATCACTTCGAGAGCTCTCACCTTGTCATACAACTCAATCTTTACCATTTCTACATCTACAGTTTCCGGATTATCACTTGTACCAACATTCTTTTTCATAATCTTGGTAGATATGCTCTTAATACACGCTTTTTGGTCATCTGTAATCTTTTCAAAATCTTTACGTTCAATCCATGTGTTATGGAGATGTGCGATAGTAGAAAAGCCAATTTTACCCAGCTCCTCCAAGACTCTCTCTTTAGTAATCGCTGTCTTCTTTTTTAATTCTAATTGCAATTCTTCTACCCTTATCCTAATCTTATCCTTTTTTAGAAGTTGAGAAGCTTTCACGTTTATTGTTTCTGGCTTCATATTCAAGCAGTTATAAGAATTTCTATAAGCATCGGAAGCGTTGCCGAATTCTAAGTATGAATTGCAAAATTTTTCTTGTTTGACTGACAGTTTCATGGTCTTTTCGTTGGATTAGCTACATGCCACTTGACATGTAGCACAAAGTTAATAATTTAAATTTATTATTTTACATTTTTAGCCCAGATTAGTGCATTATACCGAGAACAAGCCCATAACTTTACTTCCCAGTCTTTATTTAGCATCTTTTCTTTCATTGCAGCCTTCAAGCATTCCGCCAGAAGGTTATTGTCTATTTCTTGGTTCATGATTCCTCCTCCAGTATTTTCTTTATAAACTCCTCTGTTGAATTAGTTATAACACAATCGTGTTTCTTCGCAAACTCAAAAAGGTCATCAGTGTCTGTCAGTCCAAAATCTCCGCAACAGGAAGCAAGAATAAATTTCCTTTCCAATCCTGCAATTAACGGCTCACATTTACATAGACCGGTATCACATATTACTTTTGCTATGAAATCAGGATCATGCATCAGATAAGATTCTGTGCATATTACTCCTCTCCTCAGTTTTCTCATCTTCTTGTATTTCTTCAAATAAATTAGGAATATCATCAAGCAGACACCTTAGTTCATGACCGCTTGCATACATAAAATTCTCTTCGCTGGCGGTTGATAACAGATATACGTCCTTATCAACTTCGGATATTTTAATTCGACTCATTGTCCCTATTATTGCTTTCGTTTTTACTTTGATCATTTCGATTCTCCTTCACATCTTCCCAAGCAGTCACTATTGACCAGAATAGGTTTAACGCCGTTACCACTACAAGAATTCCTGTCAACCATTCTATTCCCAGATGGTAAGATATCAAACAGGATATAAATGACAGCCAAAATGTTATCTCTTCAAATTGATAGTCTTTCATTTTATCGCCTCCTACCATCTTCTAAATAATCACTCATCTTCTCATACTCTTCACAGGTTATTTCCTTCCAAAAGGTAATCACACATCGCTTTTTATAGGTTTCCTGAAGAAACTTATGCATTTCTGCTAAATTGAAACAACCATCATCAGCATAACGTATTCCGGACCCGAAGAAGCCTTTACTTTGAAAGGCATAATAGTAGAACTTTTCCATTTTATTCTTCCTTGATTAATTCCGGGTTATCGTAGATATTACCTGCAATCTCTTCCGTTACATTGTAATAACAGAATGGCATTATTTTGTGGTTCCATTCCCCGATATACCCAAAGCATCCGTCTTTTATGGATACTTCATTGTATATATTTTTATTTCCATCGTTGCCTATGAATAAGATATCCCCTTCATAGACCTCCTTACCATTCTTGTCATACAAGCCGGTGAACTGGCCTATGGTTTCAAGACATACCTCATACATACCGATGCTTTTCCCTATTTCGATATCATTTAAGGATGGAATGACGGCATATCTATCCTTTTCGATCTTAATAAGAGAGCCATACAGCCATTCTTCATCGTATATGCTTTTGCCTCTGAATTTTATTGTACGATCCATTTTACTTCTCCGTTTTAAGTTCTTTCAATATTTTCTTCGCTATCTCATAATAATTCAATTGCCAACTGGTATAAACATCATCTGTATGTTCATCGTAATGGTTGGCATATACGTATGCGTTCAAGTTTTCACGAAAAGAGTCTCCGTCTAAACCTGAATCATCACAATCATCGTACATATTCAATTCATGAGCTACCTCATTACATTCTTGATGTGTGACAAAGTCATAGATAGTTCCATCATAGATATTTGTCTGACGGACATATTTTTGTCCTATCGCTATCTTTTCACAACAAAACTCACACTCATGTTCTTTTCTTGCTGTTGGATAAGTTTCTCTTAGTATTGTTGGCATAATTATTTTCCTTTAAGTTTCTTCCTTGATTTATTTTGAGTATTTATTCTTCGGGGAATAATCCATCTGAAAATTTTATTAACGCTTCAACTTTTCCCAACTCAATCTCATAAGCATAAAACTCTTTATCAATAATCTCCATGAGCTCCTGAAAATCATTTGTATTATAATTCTGCTTTATAGAGTCAACTACGTTTACTCCATCCGAAAACCAATCGGGATTAAGCTCTTTTAGCTTTCGCATAGCTGTTGGAATTTGATGTGTATAAAGGTTTTCGGAGAATATGAAATTTAGCATTTCATATACATCGTCCATTTTTGTTGATAACCTCCCATCTAATATGGTAAAAGCCTTTTTAAGTGATACTCTCATTTTATTTCTCCTTTCTCTTTAATTCGTTACCATTTGATTCAAGAGGAGGAATTGGCATCCAATGAGTTGTATCCCAACCGCTAATCGTTTCATAGGAATAATTATCACTCCAGAAATATGCATCGCTATTATCGTCTGTATCCAAAACTGCAAGCCTCACTGTACCATCTTTAAGCCTGATTAATACAGGATCTCCTAATTCCGGTAACCTATCCTTTACGCTGACCCACGGGGATTGCTTTGCCTGCCATTCAGCGCCTTGAATAAAATTTGTTATCCCAAATTGCGCTAAGTTACTACCTGATAAAGTACGATCAACCGTTCTATGGTTAAACAAGATATTTTCTTTTGCAACTTCTTCTAATGTCTGTTTCATATTAATTTTCATCTAATTTTATCATATCTATTTTACTGACAGCCTTTAAGACTCTTAGAATGTCCTCCTGAAAGTCTATCACTTGTTGATTACGAACACTCTTCTTTAACTCTATTAGGGATAATTCCTGCATTCTTATCAAAGACGGAATGTTGTTAACCAACTCAAGTATAATTTCTTTCTTCTTAGAATTTTTCATATTTCCTCCTCTCTATATTCAAAGGGACCGTCGTATCCCATTTCTTTAAGACGTTGCGTAAACTCTTCGACTGGGTCATTTAATGGCGTGTAGCTGTCTAGAACATCCTGAAAAGGCCTCAGATAATGATCCAATACATCTAGAGCTTCTTGCTCACCCTTCACTTCTCCAAACTTATTTTTACAAAGGCTTATATAGTCTTCCTTTGTCATGTTGATATTAGTCACTGTATCAACAATTGTGCTGAAGCGACAGAAAAGACCATTGGGCTGTTGAGCTATAAATCCTGGCATGATTCCTCCTTTCCTTTAAAGTGTTCTATTAGCTCTTCTACTGTAGCCTTATGATAATTGTCCACATTAAGGTCGTTAGGCATTCCATAAAAGTCTATGCCCGATAATCCACCGTCAGAACCGTCTCGATATATACCCCAATCACCTTTGCCGTTGATAAACATTTGGTTGTTGTCTGTATCGTCTCTCAATGCGGCAATAGCTAGGAACAAAGACTCGTTGGTTCCGCAGTCAATACGGTCTGCACAATTATACGTTGCATGAGGATTATCATCATCAAACCATTCAGGGGGAATAGAATGATAGGCATTTAAATATGATGCTGTAAATAAACAAGGTCTATCTTCAATCAATGAAACAGATTTATACCCCAAATTCTCCAGCTTCGTAAGAAGCTCCGGCGTATTCTTTCTTATAAAACAAGATGTTGTAAATCCCATAGTTAATCCTCCTTTAATGCTACATCATATTCCCAAAAAGATAGTCTACCTTTTGCCGGGATAGGATTTTTAAATAGTACAGGATTAGCCAGCACCCAGTTATAAATAGGATTTTCATAATAGCCTTTACTATCATCGGATTTCTCTGCCCATTTAGAAGGATGATTGATAGAGCATCCAACTATTTCTACACTTCCAATGATAGCAGAATTGACAATGCCCTCTACACATATTATTTTTCGTTGAAACTCAACAGGCAGGCTATCCCATTGAGCTTTAGTAAATACACTATTAGGATTTCTCATTTCTACAGGTTTTCCACTCGCATGGATTAACACCCTATGCCCTATGTATTTCTCAGGACACGCCCAAGTACGATTTTCGATATCCTTGATACCATGAACTATCAAGGATGCCCACGGTTGTTTTATTGTTATTGCTTTCATTTCTCTATTGTTATTAGTTAATCCTTTCATATTTAAGCCCAAAACACCATCTTATCATTAGTCTCTGAAACCAATCCATTGGTTTGTAAACTGGGATAATAGATTTGGTCGACTTATGAACAAGTTTAGCTATCGCTTTTGGTTGTTCTATATATTTCATTTCGTTCATACTTGATTTTGTTATCAGTTAAAATATTCACTACAAACAAATCCCTTTCGCGGAATGAAGTCTTTAAACTCACAACTTCTAAATATCCATTTCTTATCAGCCCATCCGGCTAAATCCTTTTGCCATTGAGGAATAATTTGACGAGGATTATTTAAGTCCCGGTAAGGCTGATAATGCGGCAAGAACCGACCACCTTTGTTCTTCCAATGATTGACACGCTCAAACGATTCTTTAAAGTCATTCAGCAGAATACAGTAGAAGAAGTATTCGCCTTTGTAACCGTACTTATCAATCAAATCCGTAGCCCGTTCACATTCTGCGATTTGTCCCGGTGTGTCACAACCGAACCGAATACGCTTAATCCATTTAACACGAGCAAGTAGCCGGGCAATATCATCTGTCACTAAGCGGGCGTCTAAACCTTGATTGAAGTCTACACGTACTCCTATGGAGATAATCTTTTCAATCTGCTGCAAACCGTAGTCGGATGCAAGTATGTTGTTATCCATAAGGATTATGTTTTTGCGACCATTGACAGCTATCTCTTCAATATCCATGTATGGGGTAATCTTGCCTTCTTTGGCAGGAACTACACACCATTTGCATTTGTTAGGGCAGCCTCTTGTCAAAAAGCCATAAGCCAAATTCTTATCAACATTATACAGATCGTAATCAGGAATCATTCTATCAATTTCCGGTAGAAGAACCTTTTTTATGTCATAACCTGTACCACCTTTCTCGATCTGATCAGCATTAGTTATCCATTGCCGGTAATCCTCTGTAAAGCTGAATACTTTAGCCATATAAACTTTATCATAATGATCGAAAGGATTATACCAATCAACCTTGTCACCTCTTGCCTTATGATAGCTGCTTATCTTCATCAAGGCAAGATTAGGATAATTGCTATCCACAGCCAATAATCCAATATTCATTATTATTTCGTTTTACTCTATTCTATTTAAAATCTCTTTCTGTATAACCTCTTTCGCATTAAAATGAAAAAGTCCCTTTTTCAAACGTCTAACATCCTGCATCGACATTTCATTTATATAAAAGTAAAAGGCTTCATACTGATCACTGAAATTCTTAGCAAGAACATTATTAGGCTTGTTGTTCATGTTTCGTTCAATGGCGACAATCATACGCTTTGCATAGCCAGGAAACATCTTAAATTCAGTCCGCATCTGCTTGCATCCGGCAAGGGGACAACCAACGCAACCATGACGGGAGAGATTGTAAGGCGCATCGTAATACTTGGAATATGGAAGCCCGTATTTCCGGATATAGTTCCAAACATCAGCTTCTGACCATGTTAGAATAGGAAGAATATGCTTTGCACCTTTCATCCACTTACGTATATCGCATTGCTCTGGTTCATATAATGCTCTAGATTGGCTTTCTCCTGCCCTCATTCCTTCGATTGTACGCTGACCGATACCGTATTGCTCCTTCAACTTTTCACAGCAAAAACGCCTCATTCTACTGGGTAGTCCTTTGTTTTCAACCAACTGAAAGAATGATTTCTTTGGATGAAGTATTTGAACCTGTGAATAATTCTTCTTTATAAAACTGATTGTACCAGGTGGATCAACCGTTGTATTTGCGTAAAAAGCATTATACTTTATACCAGAACGCTCTGCAAGGTCAAGAATAACAACACTATCTTTGCCACCGGAAAAGCCTAAACACATCGGATCGTCGCATTCCATGCTGCGAAGGAAGTCGATTGCTTGTTGCTCCTTTTTATTCATTACTTTCTTGTATTGAGCGTTACTTAACATTTTGAATAGTCACACTATATGTGGTTGCCTTACTTGGTGATTTGCCGACTTCTTTTTTATACGGACGAGTAAAGTCACGTATATGATCGAGAATGTCGTCTATCTCTGCGTCAACAAAGTCTTTTTGTTTCCGCCATTCCTCACGGGTTGGGTGGTTTGTGTCCACCTCCATTTTTATTGTTATAATTTTCTTCATTACTGATTTGTTATTAGTTAATCACTTCTCTATCTTCAACATAACATTCTTCCACTTCATAGGTTAAACCATTGAAGGGGTTGCCAGCACTTAACCGACATCCGAATCCCGTTTCAAACTCTACAAACTCTTCTATTTGCTCTTCAGTTGCTTCGACGTCAGGAAGTTCTATTAGTAATTGTACTACTCGTTTCATATCTGATTCAATTATAAATTATTAACAATTTCTTTTTGGATTTCATCAATCACTTTCTCCCATTCTTTTTTTATCTCAACAGTATTAATCCCACATTTTTGGAAATCTCGCAAACTGCCAGAAAAATAACGTTTAGCTGTCTCTAATAAATTACCCAAATAACATTTCTCATTTTCCTTAAGGCATCGACGAATAGAATTAATTTTAAATTTATCATGCTCTATATACCAAGAAATTTCATCAAATTGCGAAAAATACATCTTCTTGACTTGTTCTACAGTAAAAGGTTCTTTCATATCTATTCATTATTAATTAAAAATATGCGCAAATACACTCTTCTCGTCAGACAGCTCAAGACCTAGCTGCGAAGGATAACTTTTGATGTAGTTGTAGAACGCGAACATCTTCTTGTCGTCGTCACCGCAGCGATCTATCAGCAGCTTGATGAAGGCAAGGAGACAGTCTGAGTCGTTTCCGAAGTTTTCCTGGGTAGAGAACTGGGTCTTGTCTACATCTTGTTTCAGCCGGCGTATAGCTGCTATCGCCGTGTTGAAATTGTGCTTGGCATCGTAACGCAAATCATAGCCCTGTTTTTTCATTTCACTTCTCATGTCAAGGAGAAGAGTTTCTACGACATCTGTCAACATATACGTCAGGTTGAGAGTCGTATTAAGATTTGTTGTTCCTACTAACATAGTTGATTATACATTTTTCAATTCCACTTATGCGCCATGACTTATGAAATGGCTGCTTTTTCCTTGAGTATAGTGGGCATTCTTTACACATTGCTTTAGATGATAACCGGTGTAATGAATTCCACTACAAATCAATGGATAGCCTTGAATCTTCATCGTTTTTGATGTTCAACACAATAAGCCTTTACTTCATTAAACCAGTTTCCTTTTGACTCCCTTGCTTCTACCATGAAGGATATCTCAACACTGTCTCCTGTCTTAAGGGGAGTCTCGATGGGTCCATCCCATGAGTAAATTGAGAACTTCATTTTGGTGTGGTACTTGTCTGACATCTCCAACACACATTCCTGCTTTTCCCAATCTTTTCCGTTTCTTGTTGTTCCATGTGCGGTAGGCATTACCGCAATAATTACGCCTGAAGCTTTATATGACATAGTTTTCTTTTTTAGTTATCATTTAAAATTAACTGCCCTCTTAAGTTGCTACCCAACTACCCTGCGGGCAGTATAGGACAAGTTGCCGTAAATTGTTAATTTCGATTCTTTATTTCCTTATTTACTTGATAATCAATGTTTTAATCGCGCACCATATGGTGCTTTTTCTGTTTTATATAAAATATTGATAATCAAACTGTTACAACTTCCTGCGAACGGGTGTAAAAATCCCAATCTGGAAATTAGACAATAGACGATCCTTGAATTCCTTCTCAAGCTCACCGACCTCTTCCACGTATTTCTCACGCTCAGTCGGCCACGCTTTCGCAAAGTTGCGAATCGTCTCCCATTGTTTTTTGGTCAGCTTTCCATTAAGGAACATTTGCTTGTAGTGTTCCTTATATCTCGTTGTTCCGAGCCGATGGATCTCCCTGGCTTTTTCAAGTTGGGATATCTTTACACCCTTTGTCGCAGACAATTCTCTCACAAAGCATATCTCTGACCAGTCCTTGTAGAATATTCTCCCCATCTTGGACAGGAAGAAGTAGTCGGTAAATCCAAGCATTGATACAGATTGATGCCTGTAGACCGTTTCTATCCGAAGTATATTGTCACCTACCTTCCGGCCTTTCTCACCTGCTTCGAATGATTTATCATAGACCTTTAGAACCTTGCGGAAATACTTGCTCTTCTCTGTTGTTTTCTGCCGGTATTCCGGAAAATTAGCATCATTCCAAAGTATTCTGTCCGATATCTCCTGCACCTGCCGGATATAGCAGTCTGCAGAGTAGGACATCTTCATCGTGATGCCAATTTCGTAATATGTCACTACTGCATTCTCCATTCTTACGCACAAGCGAAGAAGAAGCTCCTTGATTGTCCGGACCGCCATCGCGAAGGTCATTGGCCTACTGTTATCTAGTTTGCCGTTTTTCCCTTTGCTGTACAGCTTGCAGATAGAGCATTTACATTTCAATTTATTTCCTCTGAGTTCAATAAAGCATCCGTCGAAGTTCGCGTAGGCAGTAGATTTATAATAGACTTCATCACCTTCCGTGCACTGTTCCAGATAATTACGTAAGACGATGGTATCAATATCCTCGGTGTCAACGGTCGCTTTCATTATTATCTTGTCGAACATCTTTTGGTTTAAAATACTCACATAACCTTACTCCTACGGATTTCTTATATCTGTGTTTGGGACAGACAACCATGAAGTTTTCCACAGGACCGGCACGCTGACAGTTACGACAGTCGCATTTGACTTTCTTATAGGTTTCTTTACTCATATTCCTTTCTCTCGTTTTAAGCGTTTGACCTCCTTACGATAGTGATCAATCATAGTATTGTATTCAAATTCAGATATTTTATTGATCTGATTTTTCATTGATTCCAGCATGACCACTGCAGATTCGCCATATTTGGCTACAAGTCCACGACGATAGCCTTGAATGTTGCCTTCATCGAAGCGGTTACAGGAGCGACATTGAGCATTGCAATTCTTTTCGCTGAAGCGGGTAGACATATGCTTCCTGTTGATATAGTGACCGCAGTCCGCCTGATCGTAGGGCAATATCCGGTTACAAGATATACAGGTAAAGGTCCCGTCCTCTCTTGTGTCACGTAACCGGATATATTCGCTGAATACCTTATCTAACTTAGCTGTTAAGCTAGCCTTTTTTGGCTTGGACTTTTGATACTTCGTTTTTCCCAGCATCGTTATAAAACAGGATTTTATTATACTGCTCTTCGTCACGAAAGCGGATCGCACGTTCGTACCATTCCTGGTTTTTCGCTTTGTAGGTAAAGTCCGTGTAGTCTATATCCTCTACCCTTGAGATAATAGCCTCTCTTCGGTTCTTTCCCCACATAATTGCCAATTGGCCTATGCGCGGTTCTTCCTCTGTCCGTTCGGTTTCATCGCAGAAGAAAATGTTTGGGGTCTCAGGTTCGAATAATATGACTATCTTTTTATCTTCTGTTTTGATCGAAATACGGGTGCATTCCGGTGGGATTATAAATTCTTCCAGTCTCATAGTTATCTCCTAAATATTTCTTTAAATTTCTGATCTAAAGCATTCAAAATCCTCATTCTTATAGCAGGATCGGCAGAAAGATTATCAATTGAGTAAATTCTTGAAATCATCTGCTCACGAGAACCGCAGAAACAACCGCATGTATAAAACGGAGCAACGTTTGGGTAATTATGCTTGTACCATAAATGATTTGTACCCTTGATGGCTACATAGGTCTCTGTGACTATAAATTCTTCATCGGATGGCGTATACCCCGGGGTGTTGGGATTACCAGCGGCACTGCGGCGGACATAACAGTCGCTATCTTTCGACAGTTCGACAAGGACATCTACCGGGATGTTGGGATTACCGGCGGCACTGCTGCGGACAACCCATTTGCTATCTTTCGACAGTTCGACAAGGACATCTACCGGGATG